CGGACATTACGAAAAATCATTCTCTACTCAAGCTGGTGACGTTACTTTAAAAGTACCTAAATTAAAGGGTCTCACCTTTGAGTCTGCTATTATTCAGCGCTACCAAAGACGTGAATGCTCTGTAGAAGAAGCCTTGGTAGAAATGTATCTTGCCAGTGTTTCTATGCGTCGTGTTGAAAGTATTACAGAGATTCTCTGGGGACAGAAGGTTTCAGCCGGAACCATTAGCAATCTGAATCAAAAATGCTTTGCCCAAATTGAAGAATGGCGCTCAAGGAAGCTTACAGAAAAGTATCCCTATGTCTTTGTAGACGGTATTTTCCTACAAAGATGTTGGGGAGGCTCCTTTGAAAATGCTTCTGTATTAGTTGCTATTGGTGTCACAGAAGACGGATACAGAGAAGTTATAGGTACAGCCGAGGGCCTCAAAGAAGATACCGAAAGCTGGAAAAATTTCTTTGTATGGCAGAAAAGCCGTGGCTTAGATGGCGTAAAACTTATAATTGGCGATAAAAATTTAGGCATGGTAGAAAGCATAGGTGAAGTGTTTCCAAATGCCAGATACCAACGCTGCACGGTGCATATGTACCGTAATATATTCTCTGTAGTACCACGTAAAACTGTCAAGGAAGTTGCCAAGATGCTCAAAGCAATTCATGCTCAGGAGAATAAAGCAGCAGCTAAAGAAAAGGCAAAATCAGTAATTTCCAGATTACGTGAGATGAAGCTTAACAAGGCTGCCGATAAACTAGAAAATGGTTTAGAGGAAACCTTAACCTATATGGATTTTCCATCAGAGCATTGGCTGCGTATACGTACCAATAACGTTATTGAACGTGTAAACAGAGAAATAAAGCGTCGCACAAGAGTGATTGGCACGTTTCCTGATGGTGAATCAGCATTGATGCTTGTATGTGCAAGATTGCGTTATATAGCCAGCAATGACTGGGGCAAAAACGTTACTTGAACATGAAACATCTAACAGATATGCTTGCCGAAGAACTGTATTGTGAAGCAAAAATATCTTAAAAACAGCTAACTTAATAAGCAAAGGTATCTAAAGCAGAAGCTAGTTGATATTTAACGGTGAAGTGCACTAACCGCTAAACTTATATAACTAAACTTCTGCTAGGATGTCTGAAGAAATTTGCGCAAAACTATTGACAGTACCGGCAAAAGAGCAGTTGATATAAATTCAAAAAATAAATAAGGAAAATACCACACCAAGTGGTATGGCAGTTAATACGGATATAGATAATGTTCTGTGTCTACTTTATGGGTAGCATAATAAAGGCATGTCTTGAACTAAGGGATTTGCTTTTGTGTAGATGTTTAAAAAATAGGCACTACACTAATTCAAAATGTCCTTGACAAAGGGTACGGTTTACATCTGAATGCCTTCTTATCCTCTTCAAGCCAAGCATCTATCGTCTGCTTATGTTCATCCAAAATAGATTGGAGAGTTGTTTTAATCGGTGGTTTCTCTGAAAAATCGTCCTTAGAGATGTATTTGCGAATAGTTTTGAGATCTATACCAGTTTCACGAGTAATTTCTGAAATTCGGCATCCACTATTATACAAATCTCTGATATAATTAACTTGGGACATTTTGAGCATCTACCTTTCCTCCTTTATTCGTAGTAGCTGACAAATAAAGGATAAATTATTTGGTATGGTATGGCAAGATGTTACGCGTTTTTCAGGGAATTTCCTTGCTGATATTAGGGAATTTTGATGCTTTTTTCAGGTACTTTTAGTATATCATATACAGTTACCTCAATGGTAGAGTGTTCTCCTTCATAAGTACATCAGCATGGACTAGTGTATTTATGAAGGAGTGATCAGGGTTCGAATCCCTGGCACACTATCATATTGGTTATTAGTAATGGTTAAGATTTTTGAAGGAGGAGCAAATTTGTCAGCAGAGAGAATTACGTGGGATCAATTTATTATATGCTGCAATGATTCCCAAAGTGTAAATTTGAGATTTGAGGATTTGTGCCGTCAGTTGTTTTGGGAAGAATTTCTTTCGGATAATTCTAGTCCTGTTTATTTGCATAGTGATCCAAATCATCCAGGTATCGAAACAACACCCGTGTATTCAGAGCGTTTGAAACAAAACGTGGGATTTCAGGCAAAATATTTTTATAATCAGGCGGATTATAGTCAAATTGAACAATCAACAAATAAGATCATAAAATATTATACTGGGAAAATTGAGACTGTATATTTATATAGTAATAAATCATTGACGATATCGTCAGAAAGTTATAAGAGGATAGAGAAGAATCTCAATAAAGCTGGTATTAATCTGATACCGATTACTAATGAGACAATTTTAGATTTGCTTCGTGTTAAATACACTAAATTAGCATTATACTATTTTGAAAGTCATGCGTTAACTGAAGAATGGTTCGAAAAACATCAGGAAATAGCAGAACTTGAGTTGGGAGATCGCTTTAATGCGAATTTGAATGTATCTACAGAGGCAGAAGACATAATTTCGCTTTTCCTTCGTGATAATGCCGGATGTCAAATTCTAAATAGCAGAAAAGAAAAAATGCTTGAAACGGCAAAAGAAAAAGTTCAAGATTATACTTATCAGCAACACAAGGATTATCTAAATAAATTGATTAAAATTCTGTCAGATATTGCCAGTGTGGATGGTATTAGTATTGAAGACGCTATTTCATGGAATGATAGAGTACATAATGCGGTGCAAGATGATCTTATAAGACTTAATAGTGTTGTTGTTGAGTCAAATAAAGAATTGGATGTATTGCGTCAAGTCAAGAATACAACAACTGAAGAGAACAAGAAAAGATATGGTAAAATAGGTAAGCTAGTCACAAGTCGAAATATATGTATGGATTTGATTGATTTTGCTGATTCTCTCTTTATGAATAAAGAGGAGATTTCCCTCTTGAGAAAAAACATATTGTTTCTAAGAGGAAGAGCTGGAATTGGCAAATCACACTTACTGACTAGTAAATCACACCAACTTATAAGTAATAAGCAGCCAGCGCTGTTGTTGCTTGGTGGGGATTACACATCCACATCAGACATAATAAAACAGATTGAAGATAGTATGCGGGAAGTTGCGGTCCCGTTTGAAGAAATACTCGATATATTAGAAAATATTGGTAAACTTCAGAATTATATAGTCCCCATAATGATCGATGCAATTAATGAAAGCTGGAAACCGGATTTATGGAAAAATGCACTTCCAAGAATACTTCAGAAAGTAAGTGAGCTTTCTTATGTTAAGTTAATTATCTCTTATCGTACAGAATATGAAACAAAATTTGCAGATAAGAATTTAATTACAAGGTTTAATGTGATTCAATATGAACATCGTGGATTTGAAAGAAAGACAATTGAATCTGTCCGAGAATTTTTGAATTACTATAAAATACCTTTTACGCCAGAGCAAATATTGTCGCAGGATATTACAAATCCGCTATTCTTAACATTGTATTGTCAGACTTATGTTGGAGATAATGCTGAATTGCCAGTTCTGTATATGCGCTTGTTGAATCAGCAGAATCTTAAAATCAACAAGAAAATCATGCAAGTGCTTGAAGTTAAAGGATATGATTTAGAAGAAGAAATTCTTCAAAACGTGGTTGGTGCAATATCGGAACATGTATTAGCTTCAAGTAAGAAAACATTTCTGAAAGAAGAAATTGAACGTTTATCAGTGTGGCAAAATATCGGGATCGTTTCTAGACCGTACATTACAAAAATGCTTCAAGAAGGCGTTTTACATAGTTTCATAAGAAACGATGGAGAAACACTGTATTTTGCATACGATCAAATGAACGATATCTTCTGTGCAAAAGCCGCTGTGGCAAAATACAAAACGAAAGATGAATTGAAAAACTACTTAATAAATGACTTATTAAAGCTAGATAATTATGGCCAAGTTAAATATGAAAATCGATCACTTTATGTAAATGTTTGTGCAGCTTATGCAGAAAAATACGGTGAGGAATGCATTGATACGCTGGAAACAGTTGTTAATAAGGAGGATAGAAGAGAGTTATTCGCTGAATATGTAAAATCTTTACAATGGAGAAATATTGTATATCTTTCCCTAGAAGAGTTGTTGACACTTTGTACACAATATGAAATGTATCCAGAAGATATTTTCCCAACGTTCATTAATAATAGTATCAAGACAGCGCATTCCCTAAATGCAGATACATTGCATGAATGGCTGATGAGATATTCGATATCACGGAGAGATAGCATTTGGACAACGTATATAAATGGGTTTTATGAAGACTCTGATGATAGAATTGTACAGCTCATCATATTATTAAACAAAGGCGAAGGTTTTGATTTTGTAAATCAAAAACAAGTTGAACTAGTATTAACATTATTTTCTTGGTGCCTGACCTCATCTAACAGATGGTTTAGAGATATTACATCTAAAGCTATGGTGGAAATACTAAAGCAGTATTTTGAATTGGCAGAAACCATTTTAAAAAAATTTGAAACGGTAAATGATCCATATGTTGCTCAACGACTATATGGAGTGGTATTTGGTGCTTGTTGCAAACGTATCGATAAATGTGAAATGGAGTATCGTAGCTTATGTAAATATGTGTTTGATACGATTTTTTCAAAAGATGAAGTGTATCCAGATATATTGTTGAGAGATTATGCAAGATTGATCATTGATAGATTCATTTATGAGTTTTCACTGAATGACTTAGAAATTAATTATGATACTATCGTACCACCGTATAGATCTGAACCAATTCCAATTATTGAAAAGGATTATCAACATATTGAAAATGTCGGAACTGGCGTAAAAAGGATCTTATATTCTATGCTCTTTGAAGGAATGGGAATGTATGGAGATTTTGGCCGGTATGTCTACCAGGCAGCTCTCTCAGATTTTGATACGGATCAAGTAAATATTTTCAATTATTCTATGGATTATATATTGAATGAGTTAGGGTATGGTGATAATGAATATCTAGAGGATTATGATGCACATTTAAATGGCAATTATAGCAGACATAATGTGATCAAGGTCGAACGAATTGGGAAAAAATATCAGTGGATTACATTTTATAATGTGTTAGCTAGAGTATCTGATCATTTTGATTTGAAAGACCGCTTTAATTCAGAACCTAGGATGATTCAATATCAAGGTGCTTGGGAGCCCTACGTTAGAGATTTCGATCCAACTTTGAATAATTGTTTTATGTTGCTGCCGAATGCTCCCGAATTCGAGAATTATAAAGATGGCATGAATAATGCACAGGAAGAACTTCAAAGTCAAGTATTGGATTCGAAAGAACAACAGCGTGATTGGGTTACATCGCTAGATGATTTTTTTGCAAATCAAATAGAACAACTATGCCCAAAGGACACGCAAGATCAGGCATGGGTAGTTTTGCAACGATATTCGCAAATAGAACATCAGAATAATGCTCAACTAAAAATATCAGAATGGAATCTTGTATATGCGTATTTTATAACAGAAGATAATAAAAATAAGTTATCATCTATTGCGGACAGAAACATTGATTTTATAACGAGCGATTTAAATGATAATCCAAACTCCTATGCTTTGTATAATCGAGAATATCCTTGGAGTAAAGGAATGAATAGCCTTGAAAACTAGCGAAGGTGCAAGCCTTCCGTGGGTTCGAATCCCACCCTTTCCGCCATTTTACGCGGGTTCCGGCAATCGCTGAAACCTTGACCACTAAAAAACTAGCGACGTTTGACTACTAGTTGACCACTCATGTTTTTGGGTGGTCTTTTCTGTTGTATCTATACAGTTTAAAAGTATTTATGCTAAAATCTGCTTGCATAAATTACAAAATTGAGTTAACATAGCTACAAAAAATAAGGAGGCTATGTTATGAAAGCACATGTGAAGTATTTTTGCGGGCATGAAGCTGATGTTGATTTGGTTGGCAGTGCTGCTGTCCGCCAGCAGAAGCTGGCTGGCCTGAAGAAATCTCTTTGCGCTGCATGTCTCGCCGAAGCATGGAACGCCTGCGTTGCTGGTTGCCTGCCACGTGAGATGTCCATTGATCAATGGGAACGCGAGTATCCTGATTGTCGCCGGATGAAGGTGGATGCAGAAAAAGGTACCGTTATTGCCTGGGTACCGGAAAACAGAGCATAAAAAATACCCCGCTGCAAGGCGGGGCTTTTTTTATGCTTATATGATGTTAGCTAGGGTTTCCGCTGCGCGCTCATCGTCACCAGGCATTACGTGACTGTAGGTGTTGAGCGTCAGATTGGCAGTGCTATGGCCGAGGCGCTGCTGCACCGTCTTGTAACTGGCACCGTGCTGCAGCAGGAGCGAGGCGCTGGTGTGACGCAGGCTGTTGAGGCAGAAGTCTTGCGGCATATCTGCTTTTTTGCCGTAGCGCTTGACGAGCTTGCTTATTGCGTCAGGATTGAGCGGTCTGCCGTGCTCTCCCGGGAAAAGGAGGCCGTATGGCTGCCACAGCGCGTCGCTCATGGCCTGAAGTCGGACTGTCCTTATCTGTGCCTTAATGAGCGGAAGAATCGCCTTAGGCAGGCTCACAGTGCGCCAGCTGTCCTCTGTCTTAGTGCTTGCGCCAATCTCACCGCCACCTTTGGTACGCAGGTTGGTCTGCCGGACGGTAAACGTGCACCGCTCCAGGTCTACGTCCTGATAGCGTAAACCAAGAATCTCACTGCGTCGCATGCCGCTGGTGGCTGCTAGTTTGATGAGCAGCTGGTGCGCGGGATCAGTGATGACGGAGAGCAGCTTTGTTACCTGTGCCTGGGTAAGAGCCACCCACTCGCGCTTGCGGGTAACCTTTGGCTTTTTGATTTGTAGCATGGGATGCTTTGCAAGCACTCCGTCAATGACTGCTTGGGTAAGCAGAGCCTTGAGCGTTACATAGATATGCTCAACGGTACGACTGGCAAGCTTTGCCGAGAGTGTGGCTATAAAGTCACGGATATTGGCTGGCTGCAAATTGCAGAGCGGGAAGTCGCCGAGCTCCGGCTTGATGTGCACCCGGATGTGAGACTCAATCGTTGCCCAGGAATTTTTGCGTATGGCTGCGTGCTGGACGACCAGGTAATGGTCGCACCAATCTTTGAGCAGCATGCCGCTGCTGTAGGTCCCGCTGCGCTTGGCAATCTTGAATTCCTGCACCTTGCGGTCAAGCTCTGCAGATGTTTTGGCTGTGAAGTAATGCTTTTTGCCGAGGTACGTCACTGTAGTGGCGTAGCGGCCGTCTGCGCGTTTTTTATACTTTGCCATTGTGTAAAACCTCCGATTTTGATATAATGGAGGTGCAAAAAATAACCGTTGCAAGTTTGATTTTGCACCTTGCTCTCTTTCGTGGTGGATTGAGAGCACCATCCGCCTGTGCTGGGAACACAGGCGGTTTTTTATTTATTTTTTATATTTGATTTCATGCTGTTCGAGCGGATGCCCGCAAGCACAGCTGATTTCCAGAATATCGTTCTTATTTTTTATAGCAGCTAGTCTGCAAATATTTTTTTGACGGCAAAAGCCCATAATACCTGGACTTAGCACTTCTATGTCGTAATTTTTGCAAGTTATACTTTTGATTCTAGAATTTCTTTGTGCAATTTCGCTTGCCATGTTGGCTGCCTTTTGCTCATAAAATGGCTTTAATGCCTTAAAAACTGCATCTCTAATGAATGGGTTGACATATTCTGCAGTATTCATGTTGTTAGCTTTATTTCGTTTGGTATTTAGATCTTCCCATGCGGCATTACATTCGTTGAAAATTTGAGCGTGCTTTTGCATTTCTGATTTTGAGTAATGCTCACATGTCAATGTTTTACCATTTTCAGTTAACCAATGCACAACGCAAGAACCTAAATCTATAAAATCATAAGGATCAGATAAAGTATAGGCTGGCGACTGTTCTGTAATGTGACGCATTGCCTTATCTTGTGCTAAAAGCGCATTGAATCTATTTACAGCTTCATTTGAAATATCTATGGCATTAGATATTTCTGCATCTAATTTATCAACAAGAGCAAGTCTAGCTGATTTCATAGTTTGCTCAGCCGTTTTTCCGTTAATAGTAATGCCGTTGAATTGTTCTATTGCAGGTGGATCAAGCCGCCAAATTCCATACTCATCTGTATAAGCCAGCGCAGCGCTCGGGACAAGTGCTACTAAAAGCAAAGAAAATAATATTTTTTTCACATTGTCACCTGCTTTCGTAAAAATATTCTCTTGCTTCACACTTTTTTACTTAAAAAACTTTCCCTTGTAATAGTTGTGTGGTAAACTATTTATAGATTAAAAATATTGTTGTCGTCACTTTGGTGGCGACTTTTTTTGTTTGTGGGGAAGTTTCAAGCGGTGGCGGCAGTTTCTTCTGCCGCCAGAATACCTAAGATAAAAAGATATAATTCCACCTGAGCGTCCTCGTTTAATAGTTCGAGTCGCTCACTGTCCATTAGATTAATACACCTCCTTTATTGGTTCCGCAGGTTTTTGGGATTTGAAAGTAAATCCTCAAAATATTCACGAGCGCGTTGTTGCGCTGCAGGACTAAGTTTGTTGTACAGTTCTTGAATATCATTTTTAGGCTTTTCTGGGGTATCCCATCCCATTAGTTGGGAAGGAGTAACGTTAAAAATTTCTGCCAAGAGTATAACCATATCATAGGGGATATTTTTAATATCCCCAGATTCATACCTTTGCAAAGTTGCTTTATTTGGCAATTTACCTATTTTAGATTTAATTATTTGAGCTAAATCTGTAAGAGATAATCCGTGTTTTTCACGGTATTTTCTTATATTTTCTCCTATTTCCATGGCTTGCCTCCCTATAATCTCCCTATAATCTCCCTATAATTACGTTAACATCATTAATTACGTTAACATCATTATAAATTACTTTTGCGCAAAATGCAACAAGGAATCGACTTTTTGCAAAAAAAGTTGCGCAATATGCGTTGACAAATAGCTTTAGTCATGGTATTATAGTTGCATAAAATGCAACGAAAGGTGGTGAGAAAATGTATGGCATTAATGTAATGTTACTGCGTCAAAAAATGCTTGAAAATGGGTTTATAAATATTGTAGACCTTGCAAAAGCAGCGAATGTTAGCCGGGATACTATTAGTAAAATGTTGGCTGGCAAAACTAAACCTCAAACCAATGTAATGTATGCAATTGCTAACGCTTTGAAGTTAACCTGCGAAGAAGCGGGGAAAATTTTTTTTGCACGTATCGTTGCGTAAAACGCAACGACAGTAATCAGAAAGGGTGATAACTGATGAGAAAGTATGTAAGTACCAATTACTTCTTGTGGATTAGACACATAGGTGTATTTAATATTCCCGAAAGTTGCGGCACTACTGACAGAAATGTCACCATAGCCTAAAACTCTGCCAATGATGCTCTGGTTATAGGTTACTTGATTTACTTTGCTTAAAGGCATGTCAATGTAATCACGTTTGATTATACCTGTTTGCAGCATAACTCTACGGTTGGTAATATAAAATTTGTCTGTTACCAGCACGATTACCTTATAAATACCCAGTAAAAAGAAAAATGCTGCAACCATATCTAACTTCCAATAAACAAACAAGAAAAAGAGAAAAAATGGCCAAACAATGAACATTAAGTGTTTCTGAAATCTTTTAATTTCAATTTCATGTTCTTCAAATTGCATAATAAACAACTCCCTTATTTATATTTTTATTTCTTCAGCAGTATTTCGCTCTTTCAAGCAGCTGCCGGTTGAAATCTCCCATCTTAGATAAAATTACACTTTCTTTACTTACTATACTCTCCATTGTAATAGTTGTGTGATAAACTATTTATAGATTAAAAATATTGTTGTCGTCACTTCGGTGGCGACTTTTTTTGTTTGTGGGGAAGTTTCAAGCGGTGGCGGCAGTTTCTTCTGCCGCCAGAATACCTAAGATAAAAAGATATAATTCCACCTGAGCGTCCTCGTTTAATAGTTTGAGTCGCTCACTGTCCATGAGATTAATACACCTCCTTTTGTTGGTTCCGCAGGTTTTTGGGATTTGAAAGTAAATCCTCAAAATATTCACGAGCGCGCTGTTGCGCTGCAGGACTAAGTTTGTTGTATGCATCAATGATTGCATTGGTATTATCTTCTGGCTGTTCCCATCCCATTATTACTGCCGGACTAATTTGCAAAGCGTTTGACAATGCTACTATTCTATCACGGCGCATGTTAGCGATGTCGCCAGATTCCCATCGGGATATTGTTGCAGGAGATACTTTAACTTGCGATGCTACTTCTTCCAGCGTTAAGTTTAACTCTAAACGCCTGGTTTTGAGTATATCCTTGACTTCCATTTTCTCACCTCGCTTATTCGCTTAATTAGAAGATACCACATTTTTTGCGAAAAAGCAATAAAATTTTGTGTTTTCGCCTTGACTTTTGCGTTTACGTACGCTATACTTGTTTACGTAAACGCAAAAGAACGGAGGTGAATGTAATGCTTGATAAGGCTAAATTTAAATATTTTGTTGCTACCAAAAATTTAACCCTCTCTGATTTAGCAGTTAAAATGGGCATGAACCCTGCTACTTTAAGCAAAAAGCTGAATGGAACAACCGACTTTTCACGTCATGAAATTCAGCTTTTTAAAGAGATTGTAGGCCTGACTGAATCCGAAATGTTAAGTGTTTTTTTTGCTTAAAAATTTACGTAAACGCAAAAAACGAAGGTGATATTATGTGTAAGGATTGGGTTGTGATTTTTCAAAACTTGGAAACTGGTAAGGTAAGACTTGATACATTTACCGAGAGAAACGAGACTGAAGCGTGTAAATGCTTTTGGGCTTGCTATCGTCATGGGAATTACAAAATCTTGACGGTTGTAGAAAAGCCAAAAGTAGAAAACGCCTAAGGTGGTGCCGTATGAATGCCATACAAACTTTCGACAGTCCGGAATTCGGACGTCTCCGTATCCTCGAGCAGGATGGCGCACTGTGGTTCATCGGCAAAGATGTAGCCGCCGTTCTAGAGTATAAAAATCCCAGCAAGGCGATTCCTCAACATGTTGATGAAGAAGACAGACGAAAGCAAAATGTACCAACTGCCCAAAATGGGAAGTTGGTCGCAGCAACATGGCTCATCAACGAGTCCGGTCTTTACAGCCTTATCCTCTCGTCCAAACTGCCAAATGCTAAGGCCTTTAAGCGCTGGGTAACATCGGAGGTCTTGCCCTCAATCCGCAGGACAGGCAAGTACGAAGCCGCGGCGCAGGCGGTTCCCATCAACGATGAGCCTGCCACGGACTTCACGCAGCTTGAGTTCGACCAGCGCATCCGTATCGCAGCCATCATCGCCAGCTGTCGCAGGGAGCGCTTGCCTCTGGTGGCGAAGGTGCTTTCCCTCGACCTTGAGGAAATGGCGCCGCTGATGCCGGCTCACATCACTGAGGCAGAGCAAGCCTGCTACCAGTACATCTCCAGTATATATGACTCGCTGGAGCGCGACACGCCGATAGGATATTTTTACAATGACTATACCAAATGGTGCATGGAGCAGAACCTGCAGCCGCTGACGAAGCACGGCGTCACGAAGGTGTTCAAGAAATACTTTCCGGTGGCCACCGTCGCCACAGCCTATTATGAAAACGGTACCCGCGTGATGGGGTGCTGCAGATGTTATCGAAAGATAGGGAGGTGACAATATGAACCAAGAAATCAGAACACAGGTGGTTATCAAGGTAGCCAATCTGGACCCGAAGGTACAGCGTCTGCTGAAAGCGTATGAAGAATTCAAGGCAGCCGCTAACGACTTGCAGGTGGAAACCTGGAAAGAGTGCATAGAAGTACATGTAGAATAATAGCCCGCACAGAAAAGCGCAGGCTGTAAGGTGATTATTTGTACTGTTTGAGAACTGCGTTGATGCAGCGAGCTATAGATAAGGTTATAGCTACTTCTAATTTGTCAGCAGCCATTATATCGTTTCCGCTTCTCAGGGCACGAACGAAATCTTGGCAACCGCCTTTTAGGTTGAGCTTGCTAACCTCAGCAATACAAATTTCTTGAATCTGTTTTTCAGTAAGCATTCAAATCACCACCTTTCTGTAAGGTCTATTATATCACGGAGGTGAAGCTATGGAACCTATAGCTATAACTATTGACAAAGCCTGCGAGCTGACTGCCATCGGTAAAGCGTCGATGGTGAAGCTCATGCAGGATCCAAAATTTCCGGTTTTTAAAATTGGGAACAAGTCGGTTATCCCAGTAGCTGGCTTGAGAAAGTATATTGAGACTCTGGGTGCTGAGCACTATGGAGTCGTTTAGGAGGCGGATGGTATGAAAAAGCTGTTATTCATTCTGCTGATGGCCTGCTGTGTATGGCAGGCGTGGGACTACACCCATCCTCAGCCTGTAGACCGCTACGTGGTCAAGGTTACCGCTGCTGATGGCGACACCCTCTGGCATCTCGTTGGAGACATCATGGATAGAGAGGGAGACCGCCGCGATGTCCGCGAGGTCATCCACTACGCCAAAAAAATCAGCAACCTGAAGGGCACGCTGCAGCCGGGGGACATCGTACTGATTCCTATAGAGGTTGCTGCATCTAAATAATGAGAACGGATGACCGCGGAGTCCATTATGTAGACTGCATGTTCTGCGGTACGGAATGGATAGTGAGCCGCTTTGTAAAAGAACCGTATGCGTGCCCTTATTGCAGGGCTATGTATAAAAAATTTAATCCACCACAATCAAAAAAGAAAGGTAAGGTGCAAAAATGATTAGAACGAAAACCCAGTTTTTTATTCAGCGTTTAAATCTTGAAATGCATAACCTGCGTGAATATGCAGGTTTGCTGGAACACTGGAACATTAATGATGAGCAAGACGAGGTCCTGCTGGAGGCGGAGCTGGAGATTATTGACCGTATCGGCTCAACGATTAAAGAGATGCGTGAGCTGCAGTCTCATGAATGGTCTGTTATGTACAAAGCTCTGCAAGATTCCGCAGAAAAGAATGCTGCTGATAGTTCCGGTATGCCAAAAGAAGGCTCCAGTATGCCGAAAGATGGCGCTTGCAAGGAGGCTGAGTAACATGGCTAACATCTATGAGCTTAAAGATCAAATCAAAGCCTGCATCCAGCTGGATGAAGAGCACGTTGTCAGTGTTGACGATGGTGAAATCCTGAACCTGCAGCAATTTGAAGCGCTGCAGATGGAGCGTGACGCTAAAGTCGAAGGTCTGGCTTGCTACATCAAAAACAAGCTTGCCGAAGCCGAGGCCATCTACGCGGAAATCAACGTTCTCAGCTATCGCGCCGGGGCGATGAAGAAAGAAGCCGAGCGCTGCAAGGCTTATCTGGCCGGGGCGCTGTATGGTGAGAAGTTTGAGACTCCCCGCTGCAAGATTACGTGGCGCAAGTCTGAGGTTTGCAACGTGCTGTCTATGGAAGAAATTCCTGATGAGTATAAGCGTACCAAGATTACTGTTGATGCTGACAAGACGGCAATTAAGAAGGCCATCAAGAGCGGCATGGAGATTCCGGGCGCTGAAGTAATCCAAAAACTGAACATGACTTTGAAGTAAGGAGTGATTTTATGGGAATGCCTGTATTGATTTTAGGCGCGTCCGGCTCTGGCAAGTCCACGAGCTTGCGCAACTTTGAGCCGACGGAGGTTGGCGTGTTCAACGTGGCAAGCAAGCCGTTGCCATTCAAGAAGCGGCTGAATGTTGTAAACCATGCGACGTATCAGGTCATCCAGAAAACGTTGGCAAAAAACAATCTGCGCTGCTACGTCATCGACGACTCGCAGTACCTCATGGCTTTCAACATGTTTGACCGCGCGAAGGAAGCCGGCTACCAGAAGTTCACCGACTGCGCGTTGAATTTCTACAATCTGCTGGCGCTGATTCGCGACTACACGACGGATGACACCATCGTGTATCTCCTGCATCACACGGAGCGCGATGATACCGGTCACATCAAGGCCAAAACCTCGGGCAAGATGCTGGACAATCAGCTCACTCTTGAGGGCCTGTTCTCCATCGTGCTGTTGGCAGAAACTGATGGAAAGACGCACTGGTTTACCACGCAGAGCGATGGCTTTACTCCCGCGAAATCTCCCATGGAGATGTTCGCAGCAAAAATTGACAATGACCTGAAGACCGTGGATGCAGCTATCCGCGAGTATTATGGATTTAACAACGAGGTGGCAAAGAATAATGAAAAAGCTTAACTGGGGAAATGTTGACGCTGCTAGTGAGGGCTACGCAGCGCCGCCTGCTGGCGGTTATGTGCTGGCCATCTGCGCGGTCGGGGACCACGCCGACAAGCAGTACCTGAAAATTTATTGCGATATCGCCGGTGTCGCAGACAAGGCCAACGAGCAGTTTATTGGTTATTACGGCCAGCGTAAGGAACGCAGCGGTGGCAAAATTCCGCTGTTCAGCTTCATCCGCAGCTATAAAGACTCTGCGCTTGGCTTCTTCAAGTCATTCCTGGTTGCGCTGGAAAAAAGCGGCAACTCTGGCTTTGTGGCAGACCGCTTTAACGGTGATGAGCAGCAGTTCTGTGGCATGGTGGTTGGTGCCGTGCTTGGACAAGAAGAATACGTCTACAATGGTAAGCTGCGCACGCGTCTGAACGTGGAACATTTTTGCTCCGTAGAGCGCATCCAAAAAGGCGATTTCAAGATTCCGGAGCTTAAAAAAGTAGATTTGGCGACAATACCTGTAGCAGCTCCTGTCTCCAGCTTGGACAGCTTTGGTACTAACGTCCCGCTGCTCAGTGATGAAGAGATCCCTTTCTAAGTCCGAGCTGCACCTGGACGATATTCGCCCCTTTTTAACCGGTGTAAAAACAAAGCCGGGCGGACATGTTACCGCTACCTGTCCCTTGTGCGGTAAGGCAGATCATCTGCACATAGACGAAAAGGGCGGCACACTTCTGGTATATTGCCAGAAGTGCAACGCTCCCGGTGCGGACATCCTGCGAGAGTTCCGCCGTCTTGGAGCGAAGCCTGCAGAGCCGGAGCCTGTAGATTACAAGACAACAAAACCTATTGAAGATTACCGCCATGTCTACAGGAACCCTGACGGCACTGAAGCTTATTACAAGCGCCGCCGCAAGTGGGCCGATGGGCACAAGATTTTCAGTTTTGCTTATATCAATGCCGAAGGGCGCACGGTGTATACCAAACCCGAAGGATGTAACAACTTATACAACTTAGATGCACTAGCAATGCATCAGAGCACAAGGTTATACATCGTCGAGGGTGAAAAGTGTGCCGACGCCATGATGCAGCACGGGCTGCTGGCGACCACGAGCAATACCGGTGCACAGAAGGCGATTAAGCTCAGCACGACGGACAAGGCGCTGCTGGAATCATATCCGGAGCGCATCGTCATTCCCGACAATGACGAGAAGGGCACCGATTATGCTGCAGCCTGGCAAGGAGCAAAGGTCATGGACATCACAAAGCTGTGGCCTAGCTGCCCGCCTAAGGGTGATATCGCAGATTACTTTGCTGCCGGTGGCACAGCCGAAGCAATCGAAGCCTACGAGTGGCCTGTGGTGTTCTCCCTAGACAGAGAATTTTTTGAAGGGTGCGACAGGTTCAGCCTTATCGATGAGGCGCTCCTAGAGGCAATAGCGGCGGTCACAGAGCCATCCAAACGTCAGCAGGTGCTTTCCATGGCACGGTTTCGTGCAGGCGAGCTGTGCTGCAAGAGGGAGTTTGAGAGCTGCTGGAAAGCGTACCTGCAGCAACAGGCCGCTAAGGGTATCAGGTCAGACAATCTGACAAAATTCCCGCAGCAGCTCTTTGCTCTCCGGTGCGGTAACTGGTCCACATCCGCTAATGGCGTATATCGGTCGGTGCAGGTGGGGACGGAATTTAAAAATGAATATGCGAGTCCCATCCCCATCATGCCGACGGAGCTGCTGGTGAACGTGGAGGATGAAACCGAGAAGATTCGGCTTGCGTATTTTAAAAATGGCACGTGGCAGAGCGTGGTGGTTCCGCGTTCTGTGTTGGCCAACAAAAACAAAATAATTTTGCTGGCAGATAATGGCGTTGAAGTCAACAGCGACAACGCCGGTCTGCTGGTTAAGTATCTGGCAGAGGTCATCGCTATGAACCCGGACATCCTGCCGCGGGTAAAGTCGATTGACCACATGGGCTGGTCCGATGCAGGCTTTGTGCCGTACACGGATGAGGTCAAGCTGGATTGTGAGGACCAGTATAAATCTCTGGTGCAGGCAGTCTCCAGCAAGGGCACGCTGGAAGAATGGGCGGCCTATGTCGCACCGCTCCGGCAGAACCTCTATATGCGCCTGATCCTGGCTGCAAGCTTTGCGAGCGTGCTGGTCGAGCGCGTATCTGCTCTGCCGTTTGTGTTGCACCTTTGGGGTGGCACCGGCAGCGGTAAGACTGTAGCCATGATGGTGGCTGCGTCTGTCTGGGGTAATCCAGGCATGGGCAAGCTAGTTAGAACAATGAATATGACAGTCAACTCTATGATGAGTACTGCCAGCATCCTGCGTAACCTACCGTTTTTCGGTGACGAGCTGCAGACAATCAAGTCAAGATTCGAGAATTATGACACGCTGATCATGCGTGTCACTGAAGGCCTTGACCGCGGACGCATGACCAATGCGACCTTCCAGCGGCAGAAGTCCTGGCTGAACAGCTTTGTGTTTACCGGTGAAGAGCCCTGTACGAAGAGTCAGTCCGGTGGCGGCGTGAAAAACCGCGTCATTGAGATTGAGTGCGATAAGCAAATAATCTGCAATGGTAATGCTGTTGTGAATTTTATCACGCAGCATTACGGCTGTGCTGGCAGGGCGTTTGTTGAAGCGCTGGAAGGGAAGAACCTTGCGGCTGATTACAATGAGATTATGCGTCTGGTGCTGGAAGTAACGGATACCACCGAGAAGCAGGCTATGGCTATGGCTCTCATGCTGCAGGCAGACAGCATCGTCAGTGATGTTATTTTTGGCAAGCCTGCCGACATCCTGACTCCGCAGGATATTATTGGTTTTGTGAAGAGCAAGGCTGAGGTTGATGTGAGCGAGCGGGCGTTTAACCTTATTGTTGACGTCATCGGTGCCAACGCTGACAAATTCGATACCGAATTTCACGATTTTGCCGGATATGCTTACTGGGGCAGACGTAAGAATAATGGCGTAATCCTAATTAATAAAACCGTTCTTGAGGAAGAATTAGAAAAGAAAGGTTTTGACTATGCTGCTCTAAAGAAAAAATGGGCTGAAGCAGGTCATCTGCTGAAAACGACGCAGGGAAGGTTTTACGGACTATATTCCCTGAATCATGTTAGAGCAAATTATGTTGCTCTTTATGTAAAAGGTTAGCAATGTTAGCTAAAGGTTAGCTAAAAAAAATGGCTCAACCATGCGGCTTATAAACCTTTAGCTAACATAATAACATTAGCTAACATAATTAGATATATACGTATGGAGTTTTCCGCTTTAGATTAGGGCGGAAATAAAAATAATATATATCGATATTCTTTCAAAAATGACGTTAGCTTGTTAGCTAAAACTGAAAAATCGCTCAACCATGCGGCTTATAGGGTTTTAAAAGGTTATCTGGAAGGTTAGCGAGCTAACCTCAAAAGGTCAGCTAAAGGAGGGAAACAATGTTATTTAAAATTTTGAGTACCATGGTACGTGACTTTATTGCAGGGCTGGTTATGGCGGTGGGGTGCTGCTGTATGATGGTGGCACAGGCTTTTGTCAAAGCTGCTGTTTGCCTCGCCCGGGTTGCGTGCAAGGTCAATGGGGTGAAATGTGATGTTAAGTAAAATCTGTCTGGTGTTTGCAATGCTGATCAGCATTGTGTGGATAGTGAGCCTGACGGTGTTAGTTGGTTGCGGTGCTGTATGGGCGCTGCAGAAGTTAGGAGGTATGTAAATGTATATCAAAACTAAAAGCGGAGATTATGTAAACACTAAAAATATCGATGCATTGAGAATCGGACGTTATGGTGGCAAATTTAACGTTATTGCAGACTGCACCGGCTATGGCGGCGACTATTGCTTGTACTCAAGTGCCAAGAAGGAAGACGCACAAGCGTATATGACCTTGATGGTGAACCGCCTGGATGAGGTGGAAGCTGCAACCATGCAGTACCCGCGTTGCGCTATCCTCAAGGTGTCGGAGTCTACTGTTGATGCAATGCCTTATAGCTATCGCAATCGCCCGCTCCAAAACGAGCCGCAGCATGCAGCCAGCAAGAACACTAAGCTGTCCGCAATGCTGACCGCGCTTGTTGATGACTTTGCCGCATCCGGCGACACTGACAATCTCCTTAAAATCAACGCGTATATCCGCATGTATCTGCAGCAGGAGGCTAACCATGAATAAGCAATACCTGATGTTAAACCTGGAATCTGATACGTTTAGAGGAATGAAGGCAGACTTTGATGAGCTCCTGCAGCAGCTTCTGGAGAAGCTCTTTGCTGGCCGTATCGCTGATGGCTCTATCAGCATGAAGCTGTCCGTCAGCTTGACCGAAAACTATTCTGAAACAATGGGTAAAGACATTGCAGTGCCGCTGTTCAAGCACAAGGTTACCGCCAATTACACGGAGAAGCTGGAGAATGCCGGTGCTGTCTCCCTGCCTAACACGTATCTGGAATACGACGAAGACCTCGGGGAGTTCGTCCTGAAGCCTTGCGGCGGCGAGCAGGACATGTTCGCGGAGCAGGAGGCTGAGGCTGATGAAGTAACTGTTGACGTTAAAGCTATTCCGCAGGATTGCCACCGTCCCCTGCAGGTGCGTGATCCTATGTGCAATGACTGCGCTAATCGCGATACCAGCGCCTGCGACCATTGCGATGGCTGCGACAAGTGGGAGCCTATTGCAAAATGATTCCGCTGCGTCCCTACCAGCAGGAGCTGGTGGATAACATCCGCAGGGCAATCGGTCAGGGGCGGCACAGCGTGTGTGCAGTGTTGGGCTGCGGCGGTGGCAAGAGCGTTATCCAGGGCAACATCGCCGCCAGCGCCACGGCACGCGGCAACAGGGTGCTGTTTGTTGTTCACCGCAAAGAGCTGTGCCAGCAGATTACCAATACCTTTACGGCGTGTGGCGTAGACTTCTCTCTCTGTACCGTAGGCATGGTGCAGACGGTCTGCCGCAGGCTGGCCAACACGCCGGAGCCGAAGCTGATTCTGGTCGATGAAGCGCACCACATCCTGTCGCAGAGTTATTTGTCTATCCTGCAGCATTTTCCTGGTGCCGTCGTCTTAGGCTTTACCGCTACCCCGCAAAGAATGAACGAGGGTGGGCTGGGGGCTGTCTTTGAAGAGCTCATCGAGTCAGTGAGTACCGAATGGCTGATAGAGAACCATTACCTGGCACCGTACAAATACTACGGCGTGCAGCTGGCGGATGCCAGCAAGCTGCATACTAAACGCGGCGACTACGACAAGGCCGAGGTTGAAGCTCTTATGAATAAGCGTGCTATCTTTGGCAGTGCTGTTGAGAACTGGCTGCAGCTGGCTAAGGGCAAGCAGACTATAGTGTATTGCTCGTCTATCGCCACCAGCGAGGGCACAGCGGCCGCTTTTAGGGAGCAGGGGATAAATGCTATGCACCTTGACGGTACAACGCCGCAGGCGCAAAGACAGGCCGCCGTAGATGGGTTCCGGCGCGGTGAGGTCACGGTCCTTTGCAACGTTGATTTGTTTGGCGAGGGCTTTGACGTGCCTGACTGCGATTGCGTGGTGCTGATGCGGCCGACCAAGTCGCTCACACTGCACATCCAGCAGTCGATGAGGTCGATGCGTACCAATCCCAACAATCCGGATAAGGTCGCGCTGATCCTGGACCATGTTGGCAATTTCACCCGGCACGGTCTGCCGGATGATGTGCGAGAGTGGTCGCTGGAAAGCAAAGCCAAGAAGAAAAAGCAGGAGCTCAGTGTCAAGCAGTGCCCGAATTGCTTTGCAGTGGTCAAGTCAGCGGTCACCGAGTGCCCTCTCTGTCATTACGTATGGGAAAAAGAAGAGCGCGAAGGTCCGGAGGTCGTGGAGGACATCATCCTGCAGGAAGTCGCGCGCATGCCGTATAGTAAACACATCGAGTGTAAGTCATGGGCGCAGCTGGAGCTGTTCCGCTCGACGCACAAACGTGCTGATGGCAAGGTTTTTAAGTTCGCTTGGTCGCTACACAAAGCGGTGCAGCTGGGGCTTGCAGTACCGGAACGGTACCGCAGTGCCGCTATCCGCCTGTTGCGTCAGGATGAATACAGGAGGTTAAAGTTTGAATAAATCTGAAGCTCAAATTATGAAGGAGATTGAGGTCGCGGTGTCTGCTGCAGGGCACAAGATTTTCCGCGTCAATGTTGGCGAGGGCTATCTGTACCGCACGCAGCCGACGCAGGCGACGCTCGAACTTGAGAACAAGCGCAGCCGCTGGTTTAAAAGCGGACCGCCGCAAGGCTACAGCGATTTGTCTGGCGTAGCGTATCCGTCAGGCAAGGCAATCTTTATCGAGTGCAAGACGGCAACCGGCAAGCCGACGCTGCAGCAGTGCGTATTCCTGTTGGCGATGTTGGCGGCGGGTGCCAATGCCGGTATCGCACGCAGCTCCGAGGAGGCGTTGGCGATTTGCGAGATGACGGACGACCTGCGTCAGAAGATGGGGGAGTATATCCATGGCTGGTTGGTTAAGCTTAGGCAGCGTGGTAAGTGATCCGTGGCCTGGTTGTACCGACAGCGAGTTCTGGGGGCAGCTGCTACCAAGCGCTGCCCGCCATGATCACAAGCTGTATGTTAAGCTCATCGGTCTGCGCTTTGCCGGAGCAGAGCTGCTGCCTAGTGCACGCTTCGGTTTGCGTCTGGTCATGGCTAACGAGGCGACGGTGACTCAGCAGGAGGCGAGGGAGCTGCTTGCTCCCCACTCTGAGCTGCTACTGAATTTATTTTTACACATAGGAGGTGGCGCAGGTGGACAACAAAAAACTGATACATTATACTGTTGTGGCAACGCTGGCTGCCTTAAATAGCCAGCCTAAGCCGCAGGATTGCTATAAGGCGACGGAAGCACGCTTGTACGCTTATCCGACGCTGCTGGCGAACATCGAGCAGTACCAGCTCGATATTCGTGACCTGAAGGCGGAGAGAGTCACAGAAAAATCTAAAGACATTACCTGCTGGGGCGGCGCAAGTTCTCGGTTGACGCCCGAAGAGAAGCAGCAGGCACGCATTATGGCTGTAGAAGTTAAGCTAGCGCGTGATCAGGCGGAAGTTGATAAAATTGACCGCATCTTGAACAGGCTGAAAGCAAGTGAGGATGCGGTGGCGGTAGACCTTATCCGTCAGGCGTATTTTTACTGCGTGCCTTTGGATGATATTGCGCTGCGTGAAGGTGTGTCGCTCTCGACCATCCAGCGCCGGCGTACGCGCCTGGTGCGGCAGCTGGCGTTAATGTTATATGGAGCGGAGGCATTGATGTAATGACCATTCTTTCACGTAACCGTATTTTGAAGACAAAAGTCACTTGCAAGACTAGCCGCATCTGCCCGCGTCAGCGGCAGTGGGCAAAACTTAGCGTGGTACAAAAATCCACGGTTCCGGGACCTAGTTTCCTTTCAAAATTAATCCGCAAGCACTGCGAAGTTGTATTACTTCGCAGCGCTCGTGGCTGCTGTCAAGTTTTTGCTTATTGCAAAACGGAGGTGACACAAATATTATGATTAGTTTGTATCCTGTGATTGCTGAAAAATTGCATATCCCTGTTGGCAAGGAGTTTAAGCTCAAGCCTAAGCGTGGCGGAGTATATCCGGCGCAGTACCGTTTTATCGCTGATGATTTGGAGTACCGTCCAAGCCAGTGCTGCCATTGGTCAAGTATAGGTAATCAGTCCATGCAGATGCGTATTTTTCTTGCTTTGCTGCGTGGCGGTGTGGAGGTTATTAAAGATGAATAAAAATTTAATACCGCAAATAGCCGAAATGTTGGGATTGCAGTTAGGCGAAAAATTTAAAATTAAAGGCGAAGACGAATTGATGACCTATAGATTCAGTAGCGACGGATTACAAGTAACCTATGGTGACGGTATTGAAATACCCTACATATCTACTAACTCAGCCTTTGTTGCCTTGGTGACGGGCAAGGACGAAGTTGTTAAACTGTTGTGGGAGCCGAAAATCTATGATATTTATTGGACATTTAAGGCGGCACATCTAGACGTATGGTGCATCACAGATGCTCGCTGGATGAATAATCCAAAAGACGTAGCTGCATTTAAAAATGGATGGGTATACCGTACTCGTGTAGAAGCCGAAGCCGCCTTGCCTAAGGTGGCTGCAGAATTTGATGTGAAGTATAGACTTTAGGAGAGAAAACTGCAACGTGTTGCAAAAATCTCTTGTAAAAATTAAAAGCAGGATTTGTTTTAAAGGAGGACTGTTATGATTACATGTAGAGAATTTACATCGTTTATTAATGATGAACTTGTTCGCGTAGGAACTTTGTTTACGGAAAAACAGCAGCAGTATTCTGCTGGCGCTGATCCGCTGTCAAACTTCCGCACCGGTGCATTGCTGGAGCATCATGATGGTGGCTATGACATGATGTATGATGTGGCTAAGGGATATCTGAATAAGCACATTGCTTTCCTCTACGATCATGGTATTGCTGACAAAACGGAAGAATCCTTGCGCGACATGGTGGTCTATGGTCTGATTATGTTGTACATGGTCAAGAAGCACAAGGAATGGCTTGCACAAGTGAAAGAGTGACCTTGATGAGCAGTAAACGTAAACTTAAGCGCCGCAATCCTGCGCCGGTGGCAGGCTTTAAATATGAGCGCATGTGCCAGGCTGGTTATAGCGTAGTGTTTAATGCAAAATAATTCAATGACCGCTCATCAGATGGTGGGCGGTCTTATTTTCTTGAAAATTCACAAAGAGTTCACAAAGACGTGGCGGATAATATGAAAAATAGGAGCACTAGATAACACGAAACGACACTGAAAATAATACGGCGGATATAACGGACGAAAACGCAAATATATACGGTATTCCGTAGTCTTGCAGGACATCCTCGGGTGTGTTATATTAAAAATGTGGTTACAAAAAGAAAAAAAGACTTGACTTTTTGTTGCTACAATAATTATAATAAGACTGTGGCTGAAAGCGAGGTGAAAAGCATGAGTCCACGAACGGGTAGACCTAAATCTGAAAATCCGAAAGACATAATGATTCGTGTTAGAATGGATGAAGATACAGTGAAAATGCTTGATGAATGCGCTGACTCTTTGAAAAGCAGCCGCTCTGAAATCATTAGAGCTGGAGTAAAAAAGGTATACTTAGGCATAAAAAAATAAGATGTTACTTCGTTTTCCAGACAGTAGTAACATCTTATTCCAGACGAGGAGCTATCCTCGTGAAATATTCTATCATGAGATAGCTCCTTTTTCAAGAAAGGGAGATAATTTTATGGAATTACAGACATTTCAGCACGAACAATTTGGAAATTTGAGAATCATGGATGAGGACGGTGTTGTTTGGTTTATTGGTAAAGATGTAGCACAAGCCTTGGGGTATAACAATCAAAGTAAGGCTATTCAACAACACGTTGATGAGGAAGACAAAAAGAAAATTGATATTCGAGCCTCCCAAAATGGGAGAGTCGAGAACAATCTCGTATCTAGAGCCTGGCTCATCAACGAATCCGGCTTATACTCGCTCATCCTCTCGTCTAAGCTCCCAGCGGCGAAGTCATTCAAGCGTTGGGTGACAAGCGAAGTTCTTCCGTCCATCCGCAAGACTGGCAAGTATGAATTTATTCCGCACGGCGAGGACGATGAGCCTATAACCGATGTGACGCAGCTTGAGTTTGACCAGCGCATCCGTATCGCGACAATTATTGCAGGATGCCGCAGGGAACGCCTGCCGATGGTGGTCAAGATTCTCTCGCTTGACCTTGACGAATTTGCACCGCTGCTGCCGCAGAATGCTTCTGATGCGGAACAACTTGCTTATCAGTACATTTCTAGTGTGTATGATGCCATGAAGCGCGATACGCCGATACAGTATTTTTATAACGGTTATGCGAAATGGTGCATGGAGCAGGGAACGACGGCTTTGAATAAAACAGCCCTCGGGAAAGTATTTAAAAAGTATTTCCCTGTGCAGGCAGTCGCCACATCCTACTATGAAGGCGGTCAGCGCATATTTGGTTGCGTCCGCTGCTACCGCAAGATGGGAGGTGCTGCAAAATGACCTACAAAGACCTACCCGCAAGCATTAGAAACCAGGTTGAAGAACTTGAAATCAGTATTGACAGTAAGACTCAGTGCCTTGATACGCTATATGCTTTGTTCCCAGACAAAGAAACGGTTATCACTATGCTGGTTGAAAAGTACGCCGAGCAGCGGCAAAAAGAACTTGCTACTGAGGAAGCTCTGCGCAAGGCTGGCTATAATGTAGCAGAGCTGCGTGTCGCTTACTGGAATGCTTAATTAAAAGATAGGTGCTCAAAAAATGAATAGATCCACCACGATTGAAAACCATCGAGTCCCAGCTTGATGGTTTTATTTTTTTGCAAAAATGACTTGAAGCAGTGAAAAAAAAGCGGTATAATATAACTACGGAGAAGTGTCGATAAAAGCGGCATTTGCCTGTCCCTTTCTGTTGCGAAGCGGTGCGTATAAGACTAAGGCGCACCGCTTTACTATATTGTTTATGTAGCGTCTGGCTTTTAGCTGGGCGCTTTTTTTATGCCCGGAAGCCGTAACCTAAGGGACGGGACATCCCTTGCTATTCTCAAATCCTCAGCGGTAGTCCGGGCACCAACCAATCAGGAGGCAATTATGAAAATCATTGATATGCCTATCGGCGATGTGATCCCGTATAAAAACAATCCACGGCGTAATGACAAAGCCGTTAAGCCGGTTATGGAATCCCTGAAGGAGTTCGGCTGGAAGCAGCCTATTGTTATCGACAAGAATAATGTTATTGTCTGTGGTCATACGCGTCTGCGTGCTGCTAAACGACTTAAGATGAAGACTGTGCCGTGCGTGATGGCTGATGACCTTACTCCCGAGCAGATTAAGGCGTTCTGGCTGGCGGATAATAAAACCGCCGAGTTTGCAAGCTGGGACATGGATATGCTCAACAGCGAGCTGCTTGATATCAAAGGTATAGACATGGGTGACTTTGGTTTTGACATGCCGGAGCCTGAACCGGAGGAGGATGCTTTTGATGTGGATGCAGCGCATGAAGAAGCCGCCAAAAACCCTGTCACTACGCCTGGTACTCTTTATCAGCTTGGGAATCATCGCTTATTATGTGGCGATTCAACAAATCGTACTGATGTAGCACGTTTATTGGGGGGGCAAATGGTTGACATGGTGTTTACTGATCCTCCCTACAATGTAGCTTACCAAGGCGGCACAAAAGACAAGCTCACCATTAAAAACGATTCGATGAGTGAGGCTAAATTCAAAAACTTTTTAGATGCAGTGTTTGATAATTATTTTGCAGCGATGAAGCCCGGCGCGTCATTCTACGTATGCTACGCTAGTCGCAGTGCAGTCGAGTTCCGGCAGGCTATTGTTGATGCCGGTCTGCTGCTGAAGCAGGACCTTGTCTGGTGCAAGAACACGTTTACGCTGGGACGGCAAGATTACCAATGGCAGCATGAGCCTATCCTTTATGGATGGAAGCCTGGCGCGAAGCACCGCTTTTTCGGTGGCCGCAAGCTGTCAACGGTCATTCCCGACAACTATCCGGTGGAGGTTGGCTATGATGCCGATGGGCATCAGCTCATCCACATCAGCATCGGGCTTAAGACCGTCTGTCTGCGTGCCGACAACGTGGAAGCTGTGGACACGGAAGAGGTCAACAGTGTAATCCATGTTGACAAGCCCACGCGCAACGCCGAGCATCCCACCATGAAGCCGATTGCCCTCTGTGCTAAGTGCATTAAGAATAGCTGCCAGCAAGGTGATGCTGTGCTTGATTTATTTGGTGGCTCTGGCTCCACGCTCATTGCCTGCGAGCAAATCAACCGCCAATGCTACAGCATGGAGCTTGATCCTGTGTACTGCGATGTCATCGTTAAGCGTTGGGAGGCTCTGACCGGCAGGACGGCTGAGGTAATCAGTGCCGAATCCTGAGAACGTTTTGGGCGTTAACGCCGAGCGAACGCCGAAGAAACGTCAAGAATTAGCTGCTGCTGCTGGTCGCGCGTCTGGTGAAGCTCGCCGCCGCAAGCGTGCCATGCGTGAGGTCCTTGACGACCTGCTGCAGATGCCGTTAAAACGTGGCGAGCTGAAGAATGTTGAGTGCCTGGGTGACCTGATGGGGCCGAACGGCAAGATTAACTTGCTGAATGGGAAGATTAACGTAACTGTTGAGCAAGCCGTGTTGCTTGGTCAGGTCGTGCTTGCTATGCAGGGCAATACCAAGGCGGCGACGTTCTTGCGGGATACTGCAGGGCAGAAAATTCTTAAGGATGCCGAAGAGCAGTCTCAATATGAGGACGATGGCTTTACCGACGCAATCAAGCGCAGTGCAAAGGATGTGTGGAAATAATGGGCATCGTTGGCAGGCTGCGCAGTATTATCAAACCTGTTATCAAGTTTTTTGAGTTTAGTAAAAAACAAATGCAAATCTTGACGTGGTGGTGTGATGATTCTCCCTACCACGATTACAATGGCATTATAGCTGACGGCTCCATCCGTGCTGGTAAAACGGTAGCGATGGCCGTCTCTTTTATTATTTGGGCTATGGACAGCTATGATGGCCAGAATTTTGCTATGTGCGGCAAAACCGTAGGCAGCTTCAGGCGTAACGTTTGGAAATGGCTCAAGCCTGTATTGCTGGTGCGTGGCTATCAGGTAGAAGAATCACGCACAGAGAACCTTATCGTGATAGCTCGCAAGCAAGGTAGCACGATGAAGCTGAATTACTTCTACGTGTTCGGCGGCCGCGACGAGTCCTCGCAGGACCTTATTCAAGGTATTACTTTGGCTGGTCTGTTTTGCGACGAGGTTGCGCTCATGCCTGAATCATTTGTAAATCAGGCATCTGGCCGCTGCTCTGTGCCGGGCGCTAAGCTGTGGTTTAACTGTAACCCGGATAGCCCGATGCACTGGTTCCTGCTACGCTGGATTGAGAAGTGCGACGAGAAGCGCTTGCTACATATCCATTTCTTGATGGACGACAATCCGTCGCTATCTGACGAGGTGCGTGAACGTTACCGGACAATGTATTCCGGTGTGTTCTACCGACGCTTTATTTTAGGCGAGTGGGTAATGGCTCAGGGCGCTATCTACCGTGATGCGTGGAGTGATGAGCTGCTTTTTGGTGATGACCAGCTGGAGTATTTGCTCAAAAATCTGCACATAATGAAGCGCTCCATCACGATTGACTATGGCACCGTGAACCCGATGGTGTATCTGGACGTGCTTGATGATGGGCGCGACCTGTGGTTCATCCGCGAGTATTATTGGGACAGTCGCGCCGAGGAAAAGGAGAAGGATAACAGCCAATACGCCGACGACCTGCTTGAGTTCGTGCGTGGCGTGGAGCTGTGGCCGACAAATGTGGTTATTGATCCATCTGCAGCAAGCTTTAAAATTGAGCTGCGTAACCGTGGCTTGCGTGCGAAGGAGACGGTGGAAACAATCAACGCCGACAATGATGTCATTGAGGGCATCCGAAAGGTGAACACGCTGCTAACCCGTCGCCGCATCCATTTTTATTGTGGCTTAGTGCACACGCTGAAGGAGATGCAGTCCTATTGTTGGGACGACAAGGCTCTGCAGCAGTCTGGAAAGGAGAAGCCTATTAAAGTAGCTGACCATGCGCCTGATGCGGTGCGCTACTATGTATCAACAGTCATCAGGCCAAGGAGGATAGCAAATGTCTAAAAGAAAACGCAGGCGCGCCCTGGACAAAGCTCCTGAGCCGCAGCCAATACGCAGCAGGGCGCTCGACGCGTTTAGTAACGTACTGGCTCGTTTGGGTGCTGGTACTCCGAACCTGTTAGAAGGCACGGAGTACAGTCTGCAGCGCATATCGCGTGATTTCAATACGTTAAATGCTCTCTATCGCGAGAGCTGGATTGTCCGTCGCATCATCGACGTTATCCCGGCGGACATGCTCAAAAACTGGATAACGATTACCAGCGGCCTGGACCCCGATGTAGAGAAGCGGCTCAGTCTTACTCTGCGTCGTACTCAGCTCATTGACAAGCTTAAGCGTGGCATGCAGTGGGGCAGGCTCTACGGTGGCGCGTTAGGCGTGATGCTGGTCAAGCACCAAGGCTACGACCTTAGCCAACCGCTGCAGCTTGACTGGATAATGCCTGGCGATTTCGCAGGGCTGCTCATCTTCGACCGCTGGAACGGAGTTAACCCATCCAGCGAACTTATCGAAGATATTAGTGATCCTGATTATGGTTTCCCAAAGTATTACACTGTGACTGATCCTGCCGGTGGTGGTTCTGTAAAAATACATCACAGCAGGGTAATCAGATTCACCGGCAACACGCTACCGTTCTGGGAAGAAATCGCCGAGATGCAGTGGGGTGCTTCTGTGGTTGAGTCTGTTTTTGATGAGCTACGCAAACGTGACAACGTGAGCTGGAACATTGCGCAGCTAACGTTTATGGCGAATATCCGCGTGCTTAAAATGCAGGACTTAGGTCAGCTTCTGGCGGCAACGGACAACGAGTCGCAGGCTGAGCTGCTGCGCACGCTGGAAGCGCAAAATATGCTGCTTAACAATATGGGTATGCAGGTCATGGATGCTGCAGATGGGCTGGAAACGCACCAGTACACTTTCGGTGGCCTTGCTGACTGCTATCAGCAGTTTATCATGGACATCAGCGGCGCTGCTGAAATTCCAGTGACGCGTCTGTTCGGGCGTTCTCCCTCCGGCCTTAACGCTACGGGCGAGAGTGACCTGCAGAACTACTATGACATGATAGCCGAGAAGCAAGAGTCTTATCTGCGGCCTATCCTGAACAAAGTGCTCCCGCCGTTCATCATCTCGACTCTAGGCAGCCTGCCGGACGACTTTGATTTTGAATTCGACCCGGTTGCAGAGCCTACGGACAAAGAGCGCGCCGACCTTGCCAAGTGCGGCACCGACAATGTTGTGGCTGCCTACAATGCCGGTCTTATCTCTCAGCGTACTGCCCTGAAGGAGCTGAAGCAGCAGAGCGAGCGCACCGGTGTCTGGACGAACATCACCGATGAGGACATCGAGCGTGCGTCTGATACTGTGGAGCCTCCTGGCGAGATGGGCGGAATGTTTGGCGGCATGGGTGGCGAGGCTGCTCCTGTTGACAGCGAAGAATCACCGCAGCAGGCACGCGCTCCCGTCAGGCAAGGAGTAGGGGATGCGGAGTGGGAGGAATCGGAGCATCCAAGGGATAAAGATGGAAAGTTTTCGTCTGCTGGCGGAAATAGCAACTTGAATTCTAGCGCCGAAGATGTTAAGATTAAATTAGCAAAAGCAAAGAAGTACCCTGAATTAACTAAGCAATTACAAAGTTTAGGGCTTGCTTCTGCTCATGATGAAGCTATGGAACCAGTAAGAATTCAAATTGTTGATCCTGGTATTCATGGCAGCAAGAGATTAGCAAAAAGAGGTATAACACTTGCTGATGCTCAATCCTATGTTGACAATGCAATTGTTATGTTCAAACAAAGCGCAGATAAATATTTGTTTATAGCTGATAATGGCTCGTCTGTTGTGATTGTTGATGGTAGATTATCAACAGCTTTTCCTGCGTCGTGGTATGACGAAAAACAGTTAAGAAAAATTGAGGTGATTAAAGAATGGATGCAGAAAATGAAATGATGGTATATTGCCCGATTCTACAGAAGAAAATTTACGATGGTGATTGTTACGAAATTGTTCACTGTGGGTATGGTGAAATAAAAAAAGACCTGCATCCAGAAATCACTGATTGGACTGTTGCTATTAATGCGTGTGCTAAGTGTGGAAATAACTAAGGAGTAACCTTAAGCGTAGTTAGAAGTTTTCTAGTTGCGCTTTTTTTATTGGAGTAATAACATGAAAAAATTTAAAATGCCGCGAGTCATTGAACGCTCTTATGCCAGCGCCATTGACCGCCTAATGCAAGGACTGAAGCGTGAGTTATCTCACGTTGCCAGTCCTTTTTTTATTGCTGACATAATGCGTCGGCTGGCGCGCTCGCCGACTTTTATTCGGGCCTGCGACCAAATCGCGCGCTCGATGGCCACGCATCTGTTTCGCGATGGGCATAAGACGTGGCGGTCTGCAGCGGCTGAGGGCAGTAAGGGGCGAATCATTCGTACCGCTCTACAGCGCGAGCTTGCCTCACCACGCGTCGCAAATGTGTACGAGGGTATAATCAGTCGCAACGCTGAATTAATCCGCTCTATGCCGCTCACGCTGGCTGACAGGGTGGCTCACAAAGTCGCAGAAGGTTATGAGCAAGGCTTGCGACCGGAAGCGATGATAGACGATATCCTCAAAGAGTACCCGCACATGACCGAAGCTCATGCAAGGCTCATCGCCCGCACGGAAACGTCTAAAGCCAGCACGGCTCTGACGCAGGTACGTGCTGCTGAGGCAGGGCTTGAGTGGTACGTCTGGCGTACAAGTGAGGACTCTCGTGTGCGTTCTGCTCATGCTCATATGGATGGCGTGATTATCCCTTGGACCGAAGCTCCGGCGCCGGAATTGCTGAACCATGAGAAGTCGCAGGGGAATTACCATGCGGGGAACATTTACAATTGCCGTTGCTATCCTGAACCGCTTATCAGGTTTGACCAGGTGGCGTGGCCTGCAAAGGTTTACCGCAATGGCAAAATCGAGCGCATGGGCATAAAACAATTCAAACGATTACTACCTGGAGGTGAGCTATGAGCAAGGCATATTTTGGCTCACGAATCTCCGACCACATCCTCAAAACGCCGGAGGGCTTCCTGATCTGTAAGGACGTTCCTATTGCTCGTACCGGTACGCAGCAGTATCGAGGCTGCGAGTTCGGCGGTCCGGTCGCTGATGGCATTTATAATGTCCAGCGTCCTGAAGCTGAAGTCTTTGACCGTGCTGCCGTAGCGAGCTTTGAAGGCAAGCCAGTATGCGATGAACATCCGGAAGAAGATGTAACTCCCGATAACTATGGGCGGTACATGAAAGGCGTGTGCCGTGATGTGCGTCGGGGCGATGGCGACTTGAGTAATTGCTTGGTCGCTGATTTGGTTATTTACGATGCTGACCTTATCAATAAGATTGAGGCTGGCAAACGCGAGATATCTTGCGGCTATGACTGCTTGTGGAATCCGACGAGTGACTCCAGCTATGACCAGCTGGAAATCCGGGGTAACCATGTAGCGGTTGTTGATAGAGGCAGGGCGGGGCACAAGGTTGCCATCCGTGATACTGCCGACGATAAAAAAGGAGGTAAAAAAATGTCTAAATCTTTGATTGGACGTATCCTGCGAGCGCTGGCTCGCGACGAATCTACTACACCTGAGGACATGGAGGCTGCTGCAAAGCTTGCAGGTAGCTCTGACGCTGAACCGCGTCCTCAGCCTGCGCCAGCTCCTGCTCCAGCAGCTCCCGCAACACCAGCGCCTGCTGCTGTACCACAGCCTGAGAATAAACCTGCTGCTATGGACGAGGCTACTGAGGCGCGCTTCAAGAAAATTGAGGACGCACTGGAAGCTATCAGCTCTAAGCTGAACACTGCGCAGCCTGCTGCTGAGCCTAAAAAAGACGCTCTGGACGCGCTGGAGGAAGAGCTCCAAAACAAAGCACCTGCTGCTGCTCCTGCCGGGGACGAGGACGATGTAATCGAGCCGCCTGAAGATATCAATGCTCAGGATGCAGCGCCAGAAGAAGATGTTGAGGGCGGATGTGCTCCTGACGCTAAAGAAGCACGTGACGCAGCTATGGCTTTAATCAAAAACTTGAAGCCTGCAGTAGCAGCCATCCCCAATGAGGCACAGCGCAAACGTGCGGCTGACTCTCTGGCTATCCTCATCAAAGGCTCTATGCAGCAGGATGCTCAATATGGCAAGCTGATGCAGATGCGTCGTCGTTCCGTTGCGCAAGACAGCAAGCCTGATGATTACGCTCTGGGACGTGAGATTGCAAAAAAATATAATCCGCATTATAAAAATCGTTAAGGAGGCAAAACGATATGAGTGGTAAAGCAATTGGTATCTCTATGAATTTTGGCTATCCCGGTAACTACGCCCGCACTCCGGACGATATCGTGGCCAGCCGTCTGTTAAACGAGGAAAGCGAAGCTATCCCGTTTGGTGCCGCTGTCTGCATTAAAGACGATAATACTTACACTGCTGTTGGTTCTGCAACTACTGCTGCTGATGTGTGTGGCATTGCGCTGCGTGTTGTTAAGCAGGCCATTAGCTATAGCGAGCAAAATTACACCGAATATCAGCCTGGTGCTTATATGTCTGTGTTGGAACGTGGCGCTGCGACCGTCGTATGCAATGTTGGCACTCCTAAAGCCAATGGTAAAGTTTACGTGCGTGTTAAAGCAAATACTTCTGTCGCTAATGGTGTAGTTGGTGGGTTTGAAGCTGCAGCTGATGGTGAGAACACTATCGAGATTCCAAACATGCGCTGGACTTCTGGTGCTATGGATGCAAATCGTGTATGCGAAGTAACCTTGTTGACTCGCGTAGCTGCGTAATTTTAAGGAGGTATAAACAATATGGCACAATTAAGCTTTTTACAGGCTGATGCCGGTATGCGCAATTTAGGCAACTATGCTATGAAGCGTGGCGGTCTGAAAGCATTCCGCGGTAACGTATGGGATACTGCAGTAAGCTCCGGTATGGCTTATCTGACTGGCGAACTGGAAAAAATGGATCCAAAGGTGCGCGAACCGCTGACCAGTGTGACCTGGCAGCGCGATATCGTTGCTAAGACCGGCGGTGGCTGGGTAGAATACACCAGCACCTTTGATGTTGATTATGCAACTTCCGGCGCTAACGGTAACAGCATCACTGCTCCTGGTGCGACCACTATCCCGGTAATGCAGGTTAACACCGGCAAAAACCTGTACAAGGTTAACACCTGGATGCATGCTATGCAGATTCAATTTATCGACCAGGCTAAGCTGAAACAAATCGGCCGTAATCTGGAAGACCTGCTCGACAAGGGCATCAAATTGAATTACAACAAGACTTTGGACCTGAACACCTATAAGGGCTTTAAGGAAGCGGGTACTACCGGCTTGCTGAATGATGCGCAGGTTGCAGTGCATTCTGTTGGAAATGGCGCAAGCGGTAAGCCTGCGTGGAACACCAAAACTGCAGACGAAATCCTGCATGACATCAATAATGCGCTGGTTGACTCCTGGACTGCATCTGAGTATGACCTCAAGGGTATGCCGAACCATATCTTGATTCCGCCTAAGCAGTACGCGTACATCACCATGCAGAAGGTTTCCGACGCTGGCAACGTGTCCATCATGGAGTACCTGCTGCAAAATAATATTGCTAAAAAGCAGGGCGGCGATATTACTATCGAGCCTTGCCGCTGGTGCATCGGTGCAGGCAGCGCCAGCAAAGACCGCATGATGGTCTATGTAAATGATGAGGATATGGTCAACTTCGACTTGACTGTACCTATCACTCGCGCCTTCACTCAGCCGTCTGCTGAGCGCGCTGCTTATTTGACTCTGTACGCAGCTCAAATCGGCCAGGTTAAATTTAACTACTATCAGCCTGCAGGTTATTACGACGGCATCTAATTTTAAATTGTTTTAGCCAGACGCTTTGTTCGTCTGGCTTTTCGTATTATAGGAGGTACTATAGTGATTATTTTAACCAGAAAAGTATTTTGCTTTGTGAAGCAAGACTCTGTCGACCGTGAAGAAGCTATCAGATTTACCACCAAAGGCGGTCTGGAAATTGAAAAGGCTCCTGAATGGATTAAAAACGATCCCCTTTATGATTGGGGCCTGGAAGATGGTGACATCGTGGAGGTAAATGGTAAAACTCCGAAGGCTGAGGCAGAAGCTGTCGCCAAAGCCAAGCAAAGCAAAGCGGAGAATAAAAGCGAATAAGGAGGTGCATCATGTACCATCCGTTGATTGCGCAGGCGAGCAATATCAAAACGCAGGAGAATCCTTCCTACACCAAGGAGGACTTCCTGTCATTCTATCCACAGTTTGCTGAGCCGCTGCCGGAAATAGTGCTGGACAGCTTTGTAGAGCTTGGTCAGGCGTGTGTAAGCGAGCAGCGCTATGGCAAGATGTGGAGAATGGCCATCGGACTATTCATCGCCCATATGTGCACCCTGTACATGCAGTCTGCTGCAGACCCGGGGGCACCTGCTGCTGATATCCTTGCCGCAGCTCAGGCCGCTGGTGTCGTTACGAGTGAGTCAGCTGACGGCGTGTCTTATTCTATGGATACGTCCGCGCTTTCACAGGACCTTGCTGGTTGGGCGGCGTTCCGGTTGACTGCGTTTGGCGTGCAGTTTGCCACTCTGGCGCGCTTTGCTGGCAAGGGAGGCATGTATGTATGGTGAGCGTAAAAACTTCCCATAGAACGGCCAACGGCGGCCTACAGGGACTAATGGACAGAGTGCAATCTTTGAGCAACAACAAGCTCTATGTGGGTATCCCGCAGGAGAAAACTTCTCGCGGCGATGAGCTTATCAATAATTCGAGCCTGCTGTACATCCATACTCATGGCATCCGGCGTAGGTCCATGCGTGAAGAAATGCAGGGCTATATGGATCAGGGCATGGAGTACAGCCTGGCTTATCAGTTGTATGTCCAAACACATGGCTCGCCGCTCTGGCACGCTCCACCGCGTCCTGTGATTGAACCGGCCATCGCAAAGCACCACCGTGAGATTGCAGAAGAATACGCTAAGGCTGTAAAGGCTGCTATGACTGGCGATGGAGCGAGAGCTGATGCCTTTATAAAACGCACGGGCCTGTTGGCGCAGAACCTCTGCCGCAAATGGTTTACGGATGCCGAGAATGGCTGGCCGCCTAACTCCCCGAAAACCATAGATAAAAAGACCAAAGGCAAGGGCGGCAAAACCAATCCGCTTATTGATACCGGTGCCTTGCGTAAGGCTATTGTTTATGTGGTAAGGAGTGATTGACGTGGTTAATGTTGGCAGAGTGGTGCGCAGCAAGCGTTTAGGCTGCCAGCGCATTACTGTCAAACGCTACGCTGCGAGCTGGCACGATGGAGCTTACGGTCGAGATGCAGACAATCCTATTGTGCTGCAGGTGGCAGCGATTGTTACCGTTGCCCAGCCCAAAGATTTGCAGTTATTGCCCGAAGGTGACCGCGTTACCGGGGCAATGAAGTTTTTGACGAATGTTGAGCTGCACGCGACCAATGGCGAAGCTATCAGCGATGAGCTGGAATGGCGCGGAGCACGTTACAAGATCCTCACCGTTACCCCTGATATTGATTATGGCTTTTACCGCTCTATTGGGACGCGATTGGACGGTGATGGAGTTGGTTAAAAATATTGCTGAATTTGAATCTTTAATGTGGGCAGAGCTGATGGACATCCTCGGGCATGATGCTCAGACAATACCGCCGCCTGTACGCCGTTCCTGGCCAACGGACGGAGGCCCCGACTGGAAGCTTACAGACAACGTGGTCTTTATGCAGTGTACCGAGGCGGCCGAGGACATCATGCAGCCGATTGATGAGCGTTGGCAGTCTGAAGGACGTGATTTTTTGCGCGAGAGCGCCAGTACACGCACCATGCAGCTACGCCTGAATGCTTATGGGCCTGCCTGCTATGAATCGCTTTTGCAAATTCGCCTTGAGCTGCTGCGTGGCCGGCCGAAGCTCAAAAAACAAAAAATCTATATTATTCCCGGCAAGGATTCCATCCAATATGCGCCTGAATTATTTCAGGGGCGTTGGTGGAAGCGCGCCGATTTGACTTTATATTTTAATGTACTAATCAGCATTAAATCTATCGTGAAAGCGATTGAAGAAGTCAACGTTACGATTAAAGCAAACGAGCCTGGTACGAGTGATGTTATCCTTGAGCCAGGTGAAATTATTATTAAGAAAGGGTGATTTAGTTGGCTTATAAATTGGACCTATCTCCGATTGTCGACGTGGTTATCAACCTGTCTGCTAAGGCTGCTGCTCGCAAGGGCTTTAACCTTGGCTTGATTATTGGCAAGTCTGAGGTTATCCCGGCGAATGAAAGGGTGCGTATTTATACCAGTGCATCTCAGATGCTGACTGACGGTTTTGTAGAAACGTCTGCAGAATATAAGGCTGCTTTGTTGTATTTTGCAGCTATCACGAGCCCGCGGAAATTGGCAGTGGGCGTAAAGCTGACGGAAGATACGAATCTAACTGCTACGCTGGAGGCTTGCCGTGCTGCTAACTCTCAGTGGTATCCGTTTAGTTATTTGGGCGCAGAAGATGTTGATATCAAAGACTGTGCAGCTTGGTGCGAGAGTGCTGTTCCTGATAGCACTTACATGTATACCACTGCTGATAAAAGCGTACTTGACGCATCTGGTGATGCAAAGAGCATTTTTAAGGCTCTGCAGGACAAAAACTATCAGCGCAGCTTGGGCCAATACTGCGGCCAAGATGATACTCCGGACGCTGTGGTTGCTACCATGGGTTATGCGATGGGTGCTAACCGTGGCCTTGCTGGTGACTCATTTACCTTGGCGTATAAAACTCTGCCAGGTGTAACGGCTGATGATTTGTCTGAATCTCAGGTAACTCATGTGTGTGGCAATGCTGAATCTACAGGCCATAATGGTAATGTATACATTAACCGTGGTGAGGAATATGATATTCTGCAGCAGGGATATATGGCTGATGGTACGAGCTTTGATGAGCTACTGTATCTTGATATGCTCAAAAACGATATTACGCTTAATGTCATGGACCTGCTTTACCAGCGCCGCAAATTGCCGCAAACTGAAGCTGGTGTTACAAGCATTATTAATGTTATCAATGATGCTTGCCGTAAATATGTGAAGTTGGGCTTTATCGCTCCGGGCAAATGGAACGGTGCAGAATGTCTGAATCTGCAGACAGGTGATTACCTGCCTGATGGCTATCTGGTGCAGAGCGAGCCTCTTGACGAGCAGTCTCAGGCTGACCGTGACAAACGCAAGGCTCCACCGATTTATGTCTGCTGCAAGCTGGCTGGTGCAATCGAATTTGTTACCATCCAGGTTAATGTTAACCGCTAAGGAGGCTATCTGAATGGAATTAACTACTTACAGTTTTGCTGATTTGGCAGGCTCTATCAACCATCCTACGTTTGGCTCGTATCTCTTTGATGGTACTGGTGTAGGCTCTGTGACAGTATCCAAGGCTACCGACCGCACTGCTCATGATATTGCTGCAGATGGCTCTGTAATGGTATCTAAGATTGCGGGCAATAATGGCACCGTAACCATTGAATGTCAACAGACATCTGCTATCCATAAATGGTTGAGTGCTTGGTTTAACGCTTTGTGGCAGCTGCCTACGAGCGAATGGGCAAGCACCAGCATGACTCTGCGTAATACCGCTACAGGTACCCGCCATATTATTTCCGGTATCTCTCCCCAAAAAGAGCCGGATACTCCGTACCAGAGCCAAGGCCAGCGTGTATCTTGGACGCTGATGTGTGCCGAGGTTACTAATCTTCCGATTTGATGGAGGTCTGAATCATGCTTAAACAAAAAACACAAGTTGTGGAGGTGGCTGGTAAATCCTATCAGCTCACCAAGATGGACGCACGCACAGGCAGCTATGTTGCTTTTAAGGTTGCGGGCGTGCTGGCTCCCTCAGGCGGTAAAGCAGGCGAGATGGCTGCTGCCCTCATGGGTATGCCACGCAAAGATTTTGACGAGCTGCAATCTCTGCTGCTGCGTACTGTTAACCGCTTAGTTGATAACGGCAACGGTCAGCAGCTCCCTGAACCTGTCTTGACAGCTAAGGGTGATTTTGTTGACGAGGCTCTGGCGTATGATGCTGCCAGCGTTATCCAGCTGACTGTCCATGCGCTTATTTTCAACGTCGGAGGTTTTTTCGCCGCAGCCGGGTTGAATCTCCCGGCAGAATTGATGGGACAACCTACGAGCCGATGAGTTATCCGACGCTTGATGCTTTCGCCTTTGCTCCTGTTTCGGCAGGGCTTTGGCGGCAGCACGAGCTGAGTGATGGCACGTATGATTTTGATGATTTGCTGGACGCTCACGAACTGTTGGCGGTCAAGGCAGAAAATGCACGGCGTATGCAGGACGCCATGAGAAAGGAGTAGGCTGATGAGCAATATCTTAGAAGAATATCTTGTCCGCATCGGTGCAGAAGTCGATAAGGATGCCTTTGCCGGTGCTGCGAAAGCTATCAATAATCTATCCGGTATGCTCGGGAAATTAGGCTCTATCCTTAAATATGGCGCTATCTTTGCAGGGCTGGCAAAGGTTACGGAAGCTGTCATTGATAACATTAAGGCTGTGGCCAGCGCCGATTTGGAATATCAGAAGTTGGCGCAGTCAATGTGGGTGACAAAGGACACAGCTAAAACCTTGAGTGTGGTCCTGAAAACCATGGGCGCTTCGCAGGAGGATGTGGCGTGGGTGCCGGAGCTGCGTGAACAGTTTTTCCGCCTGCGTCAGGAAATGGCAGAGCTGTCTACTCCTGCAGATGCCGACAATCAGTTAGCCTGGATCCGTGAGATTGGCTACGACGTGCAAAGTCTGCAGCTCAAATTAAAAATGTTTAAAGAATGGGTGGTCTATTACCTTATCAAAGAGCTGCAGCCCTACATCAAAGAGTTTCAGGAATTTATCCGCTGGCTGAATGATAAATTCGGCAAAAACTTGCCTGCGTTGGCACGTAAAGTCGCCAGTGTGCTGGCGAGTGTTGTGCGTGTAGCCATGTCGCTGGTCAAGGCTCTCAAATGGCTATTTGAAGGAACTTATAATTTTATTGACGCGCTGCCAAGTAAAACAAAGGCTTTAGTAGCTGTATTTGCTGTTGTCGGTGCTGCTATCATGGCAGGGCCGTTTGGCTTGATGATGATGGCCATCGGCGCTGCACTCCTCATGCTGGAGGACTTCTTTGGCTACCTCGAAGGGCGCGAGAGCAGCAATACCTTAAAGCCGCTCTGGAAATGGCTCACGGACGAGAATAATCCGCTGCGTCGTCTTATTGAAAAGCTTGAGGAAGGCATTGCTTTTATCCTTGCCAAGCTTACGGAGCTGTTTGAGAAAGTCTTTACCGAAGAACGTCAGGAGAAGCTCAAAAAGACTGTAGCTAATATTGCTAAGGGTGTTGCTGAAATTGCCGAAGGTCTGGCCACGATTGTCGAGAGTATTTTTGGCAAGAAGTATCCTGTTGTGAAGAAATTCTGGGACTTCTTTCTGAATGCCGTTGGTAAAGTTGTAGATAAGGTGCTCACGCTGACCAATAGTATGGGACATCTTATGCGTGCTTTGGGTAAAGCTATGCAGGGCGATTTCAAGGGAGCGCGTGAGGAATTTATCAATGCGGCTGCTGATGAAAATGCAACAGGCGAGCGGTCTAAATATATCCAGCAAAAGCTTATGTCGATGGGCTTTACTGCTTCTGCTGCCGCTGGTGTTGTAGGCAACCTTGTCCAGGAATCTGGCTTGCGCACGGATGCTATCGGTGATAATGGGACATCTGGCGGTTTAGCTCAATGGCACAATGAACGTTGGGAAGAGCTCAAACGCTTTGCTGCTGCTCGTGGTAAAGATTGGACTGACCTTGACACGCAGATTGAATTTTTGGCAGAAGAAATGCGCACGTCCTACGCTGATACTTACGCTAAAATGCAAAGCGCTGAATTGCCGGAGATAGCTAGCCAGATTATGACGGACGAATATGAAAAGCCTGATTCAGCGTCTGCTAATTATGCTCAACGTCAAGCTAATGCTCGTGCTGCCTATGAAGCTATGCGGTCTGGCAATAAACAAGCGGATGATCATCACGGCGGCGGTGGAGGCGGGTATGACAGCCTTGTGGCTCCTACGAGCTATGCTGCAGGTTTTGCTGCAGGTGGTACTGCCGGTCTTATGCCAATGGCGAACAGTACGGCAAATTATAACGGTGGAGTTGTAAATGTTGGCGGTATTGTGGTTAATTGTGGGAACGTAAGTGATCCGCAGGGCGTGGCTAAGGCTGTAGAAGGAACAATGGAAGATTTTGCCCAGCGTCTGGCGGCGCATAACGGAGGGACGGTGTTTGTATGAGCTTAATGGGTACAATGAACACTTTAAGTGGTATCTGGGGCGCTAATAATCTGGTTGCTAAGCTCACGGGCAATAAATCATTTAAGACTAATGATGGTTATAGTCCATCTGTTTGGGGCAGTGGGCTAGGAGCACAACAGGTTCTTATGGTTAAAACGAACATTGGTGGCTATTTTTTTGATGCTGTTTTTAGCGTTGATACTGAACATAGCCTGACGGTTACCCAGCATCCTGTGCAGACTGGCGCAAATATCAGCGACCATGCTTTTGTAAATCCTATCCGTATGACGATGCAGATTGGCGTATCTGATGCCATGGCTTATCGTGTTGGTGCTGATTATGGCGGGGATGGCGGCACAAAATCTGTACAGGCCTATCGCTTACTCTGCAAGCTGCAGGAGCTGCGTATACCCATGCAGGTTGTTACGCGTCTTAACACGTATCAGAATATGCTTATTGAGAGCATTGATGTGAGCGATGATGTGTCGACACTCTGTGCTCTTAAAGCTACGGTGAATCTTGTGCAGGTGTTGGTTGTAAATGTTGGCACGGAGAAAGTCTCGGCGCGTCAGTGGACTACAGGTTCACAGCGCAAATCGCAGGAAGTGCAGCCTAAAGGCGACAACAGTACGATTTTGCGCAAAGCAGAAAAGGGAACTGGTCTGGAGGTGAAGTGGGGATGAGTTATTATGAAATACCGTTGACTACCACGCCTTTTGACCAGAAGACTTTTAAGCTGACGCTGGATGGCGAGCGTAACATCAACATCCTGCTGAAGCTACGCTATTATGATTTGTACGAGTTGTGGGTGGCTGATGTCTGCGACAATAGCACAGGCGAAGAGTTGATTACAGGCATGCCGCTGGTGCCTGGCATTGATTTGCTAGGTCAGTACGATTACCTGAATATTGGCAGCGCTCAAATCGTGGCTGTTGGGCCTACCACGCAGGAGCAGCCTGATAATGAGACACTAGGCTCAGCCTGGGTGCTTTTGTGGGGTGATGGCTCATGAGCAGTTATCTGTGGATGCGTAAGTGGAAAATCCTTGTTGTGGATGCTCAGGACAAAGAGGCCCTGAACGTGTCTGACCTGCATGTGAAGTTTACTGTCAAAAAGTCGCGGGAAATAAACAATTACTCAACTGTAGAAATCTACAATCTTACTGCTGCAACAGAGCAAAAAATCCTTAAAGAGGGCGACCGTATCATCATTGAAGCCGGTTATGAAGGCTATCTGACTACATCTGCAGATGGCTCCGTTCAGGAAGCAAAGGATGCTGAAGGTAATACCCAAGAGAAACAGTACGGAGTTATCTTTGACGGTAAAATTATTTATCCATCCCGGCGCAAGGAGAATAACACGGATTACGTGTTATCGCTCCTGTGTGTGGATGGCGCTAATGTGCTTGCTAAAAATTTTATTGCCAAAACCTTAAACAAGGGCGTTAATCAACGTCAGATTTTGGATGCGGTCTGCGAAAAGTCAAAAACCAAAATACCTACGAATAGTATTACTCAGGGCCTATCCGGGCAAAAGCTGCCGCGGGGTAAGGTTATTTTTGGCGAACCTAAAGAATATATTTCTGATATTGCCCGCGGCAACGGGGCCAGCTATTGGGTGAATGATGGCAAGCTGAACATGATAAAGCTTGCCGACGCTGCCAAGGATGAAGCTATCGTGCAAACGCCTACTACCGGTCTTGTCGGTATGCCGACGCAGACACAGTACGGTGCAAATTTTAAACTGCTGCTGAATCCAGCTGTGCATATGTGGTCTTTGGTGCAATTAAAAAACAGTGAGATTGCGGAAGCACAAGTTACTCCAGGTCAGGCGCAGATGCCGCTTGATGAAGAGTGGATCTATCAAGTTATTGAGCTGACGCACACAGGTGATACGACAGGTAATGATTGGTATACATCATGTACGGCTGTATCGCGCTATGGTAAGGGCGTTCTGCCTGCTCTCATGGCCAACAATGCGCAGAATCCGAACGGAGTGTGATTATTATGATTGATTTGAATTTGCGCACGCCGAACGTCGAACGGCAGGGAGAATTGGATGCTCGTGCCGCTGCAATCAAGACGCGCGTGTGCATGCCTGGCATTATCCAAAGCTTTGACGCGGCCGCTCAGACTGTTACTGTGCAACCAGCGCTGCGAGAAAAAATGCTTGCAGACGGTGATGAATCATGGATAGATATTCCCTTGCTGGTCGACGTGCCTATTGTCGTGCCACGTGCTGGCGGTTATGCGCTGACGCTACCTATCCAGGCAGGCGATGAATGCCTTGTGGTGTTTGGCGATATGTGCATGGATGGCTGGTGGCAGAGCGGAGGCGTGCAAAATCAAGTAGAGTGTCGCAGGCATGACCTGTCTGATGGCTTTGCTATTATCGGCGTGTGGTCGCAGCCTAGAGTAATCCCCGGCTACAGCACAGGCTCTGCTCAGCTACGCAATGATGCGGGCAGTGCTTACGTAGAGCTTGCCGGAGACACGATTAACATCGTAGGCGGTACGGTAAACATTAAAGCAGGGCGGGTGAATATCAATGAGTAATGCAACGCGTTTAGGCGATTTGGATACCGGTCATGATGCCTGTGCTCCGACAGCACTCGTATCTGCCAGCCCTAACGTATATATCAACGGCCGCGCTGCAGGCCGTGTGGGGGACAGCTATGCACCTCACGGCTGTATCAATCACCCGTCGCATAGCGGTACGATTGCCAGTGGGAGTGCCAGTGTTTATATTAACGGCAAGGCTGCCGGGCGCGTTGGTGATCCCGTCAGCTGTGGCGGCACTGTGGCTGAAGGCAGCAGCAATGTGTTTATTGGAGGCTGATATGCAGGTTAGACGTTTAGACGACAATTGGGACTTTTGCTTTGGTCGTGGCTCTCAAAATTACATCAGCGGCGTCGAAGCTGTCGGGCAGGCGATAAAGCAGCGCCTGCTTTTACTTTATGCCGAATGGTGGGAAGACCTAAAAGATGGGCTGCCGTTGTGGGAGCAAATCTTAGGCACGTCCGGTAGCGAAGAGAATAGGCAGGCCGTTGATATTATTATCCGTGACCGTATAAGCGGCACGGAAGGCGTGCAGTCTGTCACGTCTTTTGAATCATCTTACGAACGCAGACATTATAAATTTACGGCAACTGTAGAGACTATCTATGGCTCGTTGACTATTAGTAGTGAGGAGGTGCAGATGTGACGTATTTTAAGCCTTATGTTGATAGTACGGGACTGCATATCCCTACCTACAACGATATTTTAGAGGATATGATTGCTGCAATGAAGCAAATCTACGGCGATGATATCTATCTGGACAACAGCTCGCCTGATTACCAGCTGCTGTCCATTTTTGCTCTCAAGCAAAGCGATACGCTGCAGGCTATGGCTTATGCCTATAATGCGCGCTCGCCCGAAACGGCTACCGGTGCGTCGCTGGACAGCGTGGTAAAGCTGAACGGTATCAAGCGCAAGGCTGCCAGCCAGAGTACGTGCCAGGTAAAAATAACCGGTACGCCGTTTACGCAAATCGTTGACGGTGCTGTGCGTGATCGCGCTGGTCTGACGTGGGACTTGCCCTCAAGCGTGGTTATTGATTCCAGTGGTATGACATACACAGTTGCGACCTGCCGTACGGCCGGAGCTGTGAGCGCTCTGGCTGGCGATATTAGCCAAATTGAAACGCCGACTTACGGCTGGGTGTCTGTAACGAATGAAGTTGCTGCTGTGCTGGGTAATGCGCAGGAGACCGATGCGCAGCTGCGCGAACGCCAGACCATCAGCACGGCGAATCCGTCGCAGACTATGCTGGACGGAACGAAGGGCGCGATTGCTGCTCTTAAAAATGTTTCCCGCTACGCTGTATACGAGAACGACACCAACGTCAGCTCTGTAACGGATGATAATCCGTATGGCCTGCCTGCGCACTCTGTAACCTGCGTGGTCGAGGGCGGCACGGACGAAGACGTGGCAGAAGCGATATTTTTGCATAAAGGCATCGGGTGTTATACGAACGGCGATGTTGAAGTGCAGTATACGGACCAGAACGATTATATAAACCGCGTGCGATTTTTCCGTCCTGTCTACAAAGATATTTTTGTTAAGGTCGTAATCAAAAAATATACAGGCTATATCTCCACTATGACTGTCAAAGTCCGTGAAGCTGTTTATAATTATCTGGCCGCGTTGACGATTGGCAGTGACGTGTCTGCGTCGGTGTTGAGTAACATTATTACGGACTGCAATCCGTCGCTGACGAAGCCTATCTTTGGTATCAAAGAACTGAAGCTGGGGCTTAGCAAGTCATCCATGGCAGCACAGGACATTGATATCGGCTTTAAAGAGATTCCGAATCCTGCGTTTGCGAATATTGAGGTGACGTTGGAATGATGCAAAAGCTTGACTATTATAAGCGCCTGGTTACGAGCGAATATCGCCATAGCCCACGCTTTACGGCGATGGTACAAAAGCTGCTTAACTATGGTCTGGAAGTCGACGAAAGCATAAATAATATGATTGTGGCGTTTGAGGTGGACAATGCTAGTACAGCGCAGTTGGATATTTTGGGGCAGATTGTTGGCGTAAGTCGCCAGCTGAAATTTGAGCCGTCTGCTGCTGCCATTGGTGAGGTTATCTGTCCATCGCCTGCCGAAATAGCAAGCGGTGAGGTTTATCCGATAATATACACGCCTGCGCCCGAGAAACTGGCAAGCACGCCCATGCTCACAGGTTATCCTCCGGCGGAAATGGGCGAGGGGAATCTGCTGGATGACGAAGTTTTCAGGCTGATGATTAAGGCCCGCATTATCCAGAATACCTGGAAAGGAACAATCGGTGAGCTGTACGATTTGTGGGACGCTGTCATGGGCGCTGAAAAGAAGTTATCCATTGAGGATTTGCAGGATATGAGCTACAACATCGTGCTGCAGGGCGATTATACGCAGCTTGAGGAAGAGCTTATAATACATGCCTACGTTATCCCAAAGCCGGAAGGTGTGCGTATCAATGTGCTGACGTTTGTATCGACAGATGGCTTGCCGCTGTTCTCGTATGATTATAATACGATGCGTTACAGTGGTTATGGCTCGCATTGGGCGGAAAAGGAGAATTGATAAATGGCTAGTAGTAATTTTAAGGTTTTCGCGGAATCTGTGGCAGCGCTGAATGTTGTGAGCGACGCAGAATATGCCACTGACACACAGCGCATTAACGGTGTTGTGCCCGGTCTTGCTCCGGCGGCGCTGCATAACAAATTATACAAGCAGGCCACGATTATGGCTGCTGCGCTGGCGCAGGTGCTCGTGGAACAGGGGCAGGACGCTTTGGACAGTGATTATGCTGCGCTTGTGGCAAGTATAAAAAAATCGTTGGTGCTGTCGCTGAACGGGGAGAAGCCTAATAAAAATGGCAATATCCAGAAGAATTTTGTATATAGTGTCGAGGGCAAAACTCCCGACAAAAATGGTAATGTTGCGCTGAATATTGACTACCTGAATGCATTTAGTTTTGTTGGCTCTGTGGTCATCACGAAGGAAAACATCAATCCCGGTACGAAGATGGGTGGCACGTGGCAGCTTCTGCAGAGCGGGCGCTACATCCGTACCGCTGGCGATGGATATGCTGGCGGTAATTTAGGTGGCAGTGAGACGTTTACGTTGTCTGCTAATCAGCTGCCTGCGCATACTCATGGAGCAACGATTTATAGTGCTGATTTAAGAGGTACATTTATTGCAGCCAATCAAGTAGGAGCAGATGGGGGACGAACAACAGGTGTGTTTAGCCGCACAGGAATATGGGCTGGTGCTTGTTCTCATAAGGGAGATGCTCGTGAGGTAGTTAATTTTAACGGTAACCACTCTCATCAAATCTCTATAAACAATACAGGTAATGGCGACAAAGTTAAATTTGAACCGCCTTATTTGTGCTTATATTTTTGGGTGCGGACCGCGTGAGGTGAAGTAAATGAGTAATGCAAGAATACAGTTTAGCCTTGCCAGTGAGGACGTGTGGAACGCTTATAATCCTCAATTAAAGGAAGGCGAAATCGTCACTGTCTTAAAGGCTAATAAAAAAGTTAAATTGGTGCAGGGCAAGGTCGGCGGCTCAACGTATAGTGAGAGCACTGTAATTTGGGACGAAGACACTGCAGAAACAACCATGAGCCGTGCGGAGGCTGCTGCTGTCACTGCGACGGCACAGGCGAATGCTGCCAGCGGTAGTGCATCAAAAGCAGCTGCATCTCAAGCAGCTGCAGCAACGTCTGCAACGAACGCTAAGGCAAGCGAAAACGCTGCCAAAACTAGCGAGACAAATGCTAAAGCAAGTGAGAGTGCTGCTAAAAACAGTGCAACGTCTGCTGCGTCCTCTGCGTCAACGGCAAGCACGCAGGCGGGCAAGGCTGCTGATAGTGCGACTGCCGCTGGCGGCAGTGCTACGCAGGCTGGTACGTTTGCAACAACGGCGACAAACAAAGCCACGGCTGCCGACAAGAGTGCCACGGCTGCCGACAAGAGTGCCACGGCTGCCGACAAGAGTGCCACGGCTGCAGCTGCGTCAGCTGTAACCGCCAGTGATAAAGCGAGCGAAGCTGCAGCGTCTGCGAAGAATGCAGCGGTTAGTGCAACGAGTGCTGCTGGCGCTGCTGAGGAAGCGCAGGGACTTATTAGCAAAGCAGAGTATGGTTTCTTGAAACGCAACACAGCCTACAAAGTAGGTGACATTTCCTACACTACGCAGCTCCCGGCAGGTTACTACTTAGAGTGCGTAACCGCAGGAACTACGGGCAATGCTGAACCCACCATTAGCGTGGAATCAGAAAACGTAAATGATGGTACAGTAAAATGGGGCGTAAAGAATATACAAGACGCTAGCAAATTAGGCTTGCCTGTTGGCTTTGAAGCATTTACAACAAACCCAAATCTGCAAGCTGGATGGTTACCCTTGCTAGGCGGAGAATATAGTCGCACAGCCTACGCTGACCTTTGGGCATGGGTGCAGACACAAAATGGCTATTTGCTGGAAGAATCTGCATGGCAAGCTAAGGCTGTTGCTAATGGTGGCAATGTACCTTTTTACAGTAAGGGTGATGGTTCTACTACGTTTCGTGTACCTGCGCTGAAATGCTGGGTGCGTGGCGCTGATAATATCAGTGAAGTTGGAGGCTACTTAACTGCTGGACTGCCAAATATTACAGGTACATTATTAGGTAGTGGTTCAGATAGTATCAATAATGAAACTTACTTTACAGGGGCATTTGTATACACTAATGCTGTGCTATCTAAAACCTATGGTGCTGCTGAAAAGAACGAAAAATATAATAGTAGTGCGGATTTTAAGGCATCCCTCTCTAACTCCATCTACGGCTCATCTGACACAGTACAACCTCCATCCATCGTAGGCTTATGGTGCGTAAAGGCTTATGGCACTGTTACAAATGTTGGTAGCACGGATGTAAGCAATATAGCGAGTGGCTTAACGTCATTAGAAACACGTTTTAGTACAGATGTAACACCGATTAGGTTAGGCGGCACAGGTGCAACAAGCGCTGCTGATGCGAGGAGCAATTTAGGAGTTGATGTAGATGTATTATTAGCAGATGCTACGTTATTGTGGCAGAACCCTAATCCTACCAGCTCATTTAGTGGTGACTCATTGACATTATCACAACCTTATACAAATTTTAAAAGACTGCTTTTTATAACATCTGTTGCATCGAATGGGTACACTTTTGTAAGTGCAGGCTTTATAAACGTGGATGTACTATCTGCAAATATTGAATTAGTACGAAATAATAAGTGGACATATGTTACATATATGGTTGGTACAACAGGCTCGGGTATATATGGCGATGTATCCATGATAACAACTACGGAATTACAATATTCTACTCGCTCGGGTCTTCGTCCTCAGTTTATCTATGGCTATAAATAATTTCAAGGAGGTCTAATAAATGCCGTTATGTAAATTCACGCAAGGAGGTTTGCTTTGCCACACAATACACGAGAATGACAAAGCGAGAGATAAATCCTATTTAGAACAAGGTTATCATGCAGTAACCTTGGATGATTTAAAGAAATATGAAACCTTACAATTTTTGTATGATTTTCAAACAGGAAAGCCTGTACAACGTGTGGTTGCACCACCTGCTTTAGAGGTAATTAAGCAACGTAAAATTGCAGAACTAAAAGTGGCACGTGACAAAGCAGAAGTAGAACCTATTGAGTACCAAGGCTACTCTTTTGATTATGATGAGAAAGCAAGGGATAGAATCAACGCTGCAATTATTGCGCTAGAGCTGCAAGGCGAGGGAGCTACAATAGAGTGGACCACGGCAGATAATGATGATGCGGTGGTAACAGCGCAGGACCTGCGTGCTATCGTGGCTGCCGTTGCTGTGCGCAGTAATGCGCTGCATATCAAGTATCGCAGCCTGAAGGCGCAGGTGCAGGCGTGCTCCAGCGCTGGGGACATTGAAGCCATAAAATGGTAAGTGAGGTGATATTGTGATTTGCTTAGATTTCGCGGTGAGCGGTCTTATGCTCAAGAAAAAGCAGTACACGTACCTTGTAGCGGGCACAAAGAACTGCATCAGCATCAAGGTAAAACTTGACCGGCATTGGCAGGACTTAGAAGTTTTTGCTGTATGCTATAGGGACAACAAAGAATATCCTTATGCCATCACCAACGGAGAATGCCTTATCGCAGACATGGCAGTCATTAGCACGTCTGGTGAATTTAAGCTTAAGTTGTTAGGATCTACCGCTGACGGTAACGTGGTTATGACCACCAACGTTATCACCGTGTATATCAATGACAACAAATTTAGCGGCGCTGAAGGTGGCGAGCTGGAATATCCGACCAGTGATTACCTTGCTGAGGTGCTGGCAGGCAGTAAGCAGGCAGCGGAACAGGCTAAGCATTCAGCCGATGCTGCTGGAGAGTCAGCAAAACAGGCTAAGCTGTCAGCAGAGCAGGTCAGCCGTGATGTTGAGCTGGCAGGCGAGTATGTAAAGCAGATTGAGGGCGATGCAACGCAGGTAGGCAAGCTGGCGCAGCAGGTCACAGAGCTGGCGGAGCAGGTTAATCGTGACGCCATGCAGGTAGCAAGTGATAAAAAATCTGTTACTGAGTTGACAGGTCAGGCGGTCAAGGCTGCGGGCAATGCTCAAACTTACATGGAGCAGGCAGGGCAAATTAAGACTGACACGCAGACAATCGCCGACAATGCATCACAGGCCATGGCTGATGTTATCACTAAGGCGCAGGCTGATATTAATGCACAGGGTACGGAGATTATCACACAGGCAACGGCACAGGCTGATAGGGCGCAGAGTGCGGCTGACGGCATTAGATATACTGCTGATACATTGCAGGCTGACAACGAGCACCTTAAAGCTGAGCTAAAACAGGCTAACAGGCGTATATCGGTGCTCTACGACTTAGGCAAGGGCATTACACATCGCTATGAGACGGACAGTGAGACGGCGTACAGTAAGGATGTGCCTAGTGGGGCTAAGGTTATGGACGTAAAGCTGATAGGCGGTAAAAGCGTTGTGGGGAATCAGCTTATACAGGATATTAAATTTGAGCAAGGGGTTTCCTTGGATGGCACTATATGGTATCCAAACCTTAAGGCTGATGTAACCGTTGATGATGGGGTTGCTACCTTTATAACCACTAAGCAATGGGAAGGCATTTCGCAATACCAAGCTATTACTCAAGGACATAAATATTTTATAAGCATTAGTGCAAAAAGCGATAAGGCAAATAATGCTATGCTATGTCCCTATACAGACAAATCGGCATTTGGCACTGAAAATCAAACCCGTACACCGAATACAGAATGGAATAAATATACCTTTATTGGAACGGCTCTTAAAACTAGTACTAGTGCAAGCATAGGCTTTCGTGCTGCTGGAAATTCAACTATTATCGGTGCTACAAATGCATGTAAAAATGTACAGTTTGTCGACCTCACCCAAATGTTTGGCGCGGGCAATGAGCCTACGTTAGAGCAATTTCAAGCAATGCTCACGCGTCCCGATTACCCTTACAATACAGGCACGCTCGTGTCAGCCGATGTTACCGCCGTACAGGTAGGCGATAAAGTTATCTCCCTGCCTAACAGCATCTCACTGAAATCAGCAGGCAGTGTATATGACAGCTTAGAGTTTTATGAGCAGGACGGCAAGTATTACCAAAAGCATACGCAGAGGGTAGGCGTGGTGCCGTCTATCGAATTAGCTAGCTGTCAAGTGGACCGTACGCAATCACATGATATCCCCTGTTTTATTATGATTTGCGACAAACTTAAGGAACGCTCCCAGCCTATTCAAACTATACAAATTAACAGATATACAAGCGCGATGGAAGTCGGCAGATACGTAGATGTAGACATGATGTGTATCAACGATGGTACTAGCGCATATAATCTTTGTTGGCGCAATGACAGCATTCAGTCAGTCGAAGCTTTTCAAAAGCATTTAGCTGATGATGATATCACAATTTACTACGAGCTCGCAACGCCCATCGTCACAGTCACAGAGGTAGACAATCGCTTTGACGCTGTCGACTGCAAGGCTGGCGATAAAATCACGTTTGTTGGCAACAGCGATTATCATCTCCCCGTCCCCAACGAGGAAGAATATCTTATCGCATTAAACGAGGTGACAGCATGAGCAGAGAAACAATGGCGAAAAAATTAAACCTAACACCTGCTGATTTTGGCGTTGAGAATTTGCAGGCTAAATATACACGTCTTGTGCAGGATTACATGGACAAGGCTGTGCAGGCAAGAGGTTATGACGATGTGTTTACCTGCATCAGTTATGTAGATTCTACCGACGAGATTTTTAAGCGTGAGGCAAACATCGTCCTTGCATGGCGCGATAAGGTATGGCGATTATGTTATGACGTATTAGCTGAGGTTAACGCAGGTAAGCGTGCTGTGCCGTCGGAGCTGGAGTTGTTGGCAATGCTGCCTAAATTGGAGTGGTGATATTTAAGGAGGTTTTAAAATGGATTTTCTAGCTTTACGTTATGCCGTATATAATACGGCACACACTTTGACTCATGGTTTTACTTACAAATCGGTGATTGGGGCAATCCTTGCGGTATTGCTGCACAAGCATGCCGTCCTTTTCATGGTTTTTACCGCATTGGTATTTTTGGACTGCTTCACTCGCTGGATGTCTTTGAGTTACAAACGTCTGCAGGGCATGGGGCAGACTCCGTCCGTGACGCAGATTATCAGCGGCATTGAGGCAGCTCGCGCAGAAGGATTGATTTCCTCGGAGGTCATGAAGCATCGTTTCGTTGGAAAGGTCATCGTATACATCCTCTGCGTGCTTGCCGCTGTGCTGGTAGATTTGGCCATGATCACGCTGCAGCAACCTGTGTGGGCTGTCCCGCTGGTAGCAGGCTATCTGGTCATCACAGAGCTGCTGTCTATTTGCGAGAACCTCAACGACGCTGGTATTGAGGCAGTGCAAGGTCTTGTTAATGTTATCAAAAAGAGAAGAGGTTGATTGTTATGGCTATGTTATCTGCTCATTTTTCTGAGGCCGAATTTGCTTGCAAGCATTGCGGAACGCTGCCGACATATGGCATTAGCTCTGCATTGCTGACTGGTCTGGAACGTTTGCGTGCACGTTTAGGTCGCCCGATAATTATTACTAGCGGCTATCGTTGCCCGGTACACAATGCTGCTGTTGGTGGCGTTAGTAATTCTCAGCATGTCGCAGGTACCGCCGCTGATATCTACGTCGACGGTGTATCTACACGCGAGCTGGCCCGCATCTGCAAGCAGATTTTTGACGGTGTGGGTACCTATGTATCGCAGGGATTTGTGCACGTCGACATGCGTGCTGGCGGCTCCGTTCCGGGATATTATCTTTGGGAGGGCTAAAATGTGGAAAAAATATTGCGCAATTACTGTAGCTACATTGTGCTTGCTGTGGCCTGCCTCTGCCTCGGAGGCATCATCGGCTACAACCTACACAACCTACACGATGACGGCGGCGGAAATGTCAGCACTCGACAGCAGGTTGAGTCTGCTGCTGCAGCAAACCAAAGTCACCAGGCAAGCGCTGGCAGAATCACAAGCAGCGCTGAACGAGTCGAGAGCGGAATTGAGCAGGCTCAAAACGGAATCAGTCAAGCTGCAGATAGAGCTGCAAGCTCAGAGCAGCTTATTGGAGAGTGCCAACAAATCCTTGCAGGCATACGCCAAAGAGGAAGCTCGTACCCGCCGCAGAATTAAAGCACAGCGCAATACCGCTATCGTTGCGGCCGTTGGTCTGCTTGCCTATGCTATCAATAAATGATGATTGATTGGGAGGAAGTGATATCTTAGGAGGTCTTGTATATGGATGTCACTCGTAAGCGAGCGCGTGCGTGGCTACGTATGTGCTCACGAATCGAACTTGACCGTGCCATGGAAGAAGCACGGCTTACGGAGCAGCAGCGTGAAGTCATCGAGTTAATGTTTACCCGTGGCTTGTCCGTGGTTGCCATCAAATTACGCTGTAATATGGACGAGAGTACAGTAAAACGTATCCTTGCCCGCTCTTACGACAAAATCTACAATGTCATCATGTAATCTGCACCCCAGTTAACCAGGGGTGCTTTTTTTATGCCCTTTTATTGCGCTTTTGCACATCGCTTTTGCCTATACAATGTAGACAGAAATGAGGTGAGCTTATGAATTTTGCAAATATGCCAAATCAACCGAACCTGCCGCCTATGCCGCAGCTCTTTGGTCAGCCAGCACAGCAGATGGCTCCAGCTGGTGAGATTGTATGGGTGCAGAGCGTCGACCAGCTCAATGCTTTAACTCTACCGCCCAATACATCAAGGATCTACATGAACTCTGCTGATGCGGAGTTTTACATCGTAACTACGGACAAAATCGGCATGAAATCTGTAGCAACGTACACGTTTTTGGAGAAGCCCAAGCCGCAGCCTGTCGAGTACGTTACCAAGGCGGAGTTTGCAGAGCTTATCGCTCTGCTGAAAGGAGCGCAGAATGAATCCAATTTACCAAAGGCAGAATCAGCAGCAGCGTCAACCTCAGGCGGGCGACCTGCAGGTCATCAAGCAAAATCTCAATGATAAAATGCTGCAACAATTTATAGCCCAAGCTAAGCAGCAGGGAATTTCTGACAATGATATCAATGCTGGCTTGCGAATGCTCGGGTACAAGTAGGCATCACGCGCGATGTGCATTATTATAATAAGGAGGGATATCTTATGGATATCGGCGAAGCAATGGCGTTGACCAATAGTAACAATAACTGGATGAACAATCCGTTTATGTATCTTATCTGGCTGGCGTTTTTTGGCGGCGACGGTTTTGGCTTTGGCCGTCGTGGTAATACCTTAACTCAGGCAGAATTACAGGAAGGATTTAACAATCAGAATGTAATGCGTAGTTTGGAAGGTATTAAAAACGGTGTTTGTGATGGCTTTTACGCTATGAACACAAATGCTCTGCAAGGTCAAAATCAGCTGCAACGTGATATGTGTCAAGGCTTTGGTGCCGTGACAGCCGGCATTACTAATACTGGCTATCAGTTGAGTAACCAAATCACGGAGAACCGTTTTGCGGCTCAGCAGTGCTGCTGCGAGACGAATCGCAACATTGACAGCGTTAAAGCCGAGAATTATAAAAACACCTGTGAAATCACTACTGCTATCCACAGCGAAGGTGAAGCTACTCGTGCTCTGATTACTGCAAACACAATGCAGGAACTTCGTGATAAACTGGCAGACCGGGACCGTGAATTGCAAGCTGAACGCTATCAAGTTAGCCAGCTCACTCAAAACGGTACTATCATCGAGGCAGTGCGTCAGCTGTTAGGTCAGCGTGGTTGCGCTGGCTGCCAATATCTGACTGCTGCTTGATTGGCGGTGAGAGGTAATGGCTTATCTGAATACTTACAATCTTGCTAGTCAAGCTCTGGAAGTTGGCAATGTTATTGCACTGGGGGCTAACGACGTGCAGTTTAGTGGCTGCTGCAATGGTTTGAACCATGCAGCGGGCACTGGCATTATCAACGTCAAAGCTCCGGGTGTGTACGAGATCAACGCTACGGTGACTGTTACTGCTACGGCAGCTGGTGCTATCGGCATACAGCTCTATAATGGTGCTGATGCTGTACCGGGTGCTGCTGCCAGTCAAACTGCTGCTGCCGCTGGTGTGGTAACGCTACCCATCAGTAAACTGATCCGCGTCCGTCCGTCCTGCGCTGCTGTCGGTAATGCGGCAAATCTCAGCCTGCAGCTGACAGGTGGTGCCGGAACGGTCACCAGCGTCAATGTAGCAATACATCAAATCGCTTGATTTTATGCGGTATAGTCTTTAATGGCTATACCGCATATTTTTTATTTAAAATTTAAATTTATGACTTGCAATAATTAAAAAGTAGAGTTAATATACATATAATGAAGATGAAAGGTGGTTATGAACCATGAAAATTATTGATGTTATGCAACAATGGAATGATGATTGCAATGATTCTTTTCAAATGCTGGCTGGTGAATATTTTTTTGAACAACTCGAATACGATTGCAGCGAAATTGAAGCTTTGAAAGCTACAAAATCGTATCTGGAAAAATTCACTGAGGCTGATTTTACCGAGCTCATCGGTGGAAAAGATGCTTGGCTGGAAGCGCTAAGAACAATAGAAATACTTTTAGGGGGCGAGAACCATGACTAAACGTGAAATCGAAACCTTAAAAAAAGGCTACCAAAGAAAATGCATGATAGCAAGAGGACGCAGAAAGGCTAATCCTGAAGGTGAAGCTTACGCTGAGGCTGAATCCGAACGCATCGGCTATCTGCATGCAGCTATGGAATTGATGGAAGTTGGCAAACGTCAAGGCAGCTCCCGCCATGTCGTTGATGAGTGGGAAGCGGAAATCGGTTTTGACAGCAGAGCCTGAATTTTTAACCGCTAATTAAATTTTAGTTAGCGGTTTTATTTTGTCCACCTTTTGACTACTACACCTAGACAAATATGAAAAGATATAGTAAAATATAGCATAGTGTGAATGCTGTCTACCTGCGTAGACACGCAGAAAATGGGGGTTTTTGCCATTTTGCGTAATAGACTAAAGATGGTCTTGAAGACTGGTGCAATCACAAGATACGTGTTAGAATAGGTGAAACAAGAACTGTAACCCAAAAAAGAGAAATCCCATTATTTGATAGTCAAGTAATAGAACGGCTTTTAAGAAAATATAGCGGAGAATCATCAACGGAAGAAAATGATATAGATGAAAATCTAGAACCAGAAATTCAAGTGCAAGAGTTTACCGAAGAGGAAGAAATCATAGAGACTATAGATAATATCATGTCTGCTTCTATGCGCTTGTTGTGGGAAGAAGAATATGATGCCTCTAAAGAAGATTCAATTAATATTGAAATGCCAAGTATAGATTTTCTTCGGACTATGGGATTGAAGCAGTTGGAATATGACGGTTATTTTTTTGATCAAAATGGTAAATTAGCTGCATTTGATACAACTCTTACAAATCAAAAGGTCGGACTTGTTGTTAGAAAAGAGTTACTAGAAGAATACTTAAGACAAAAGGGATTGAGACTTATATGGATTGCTCGTGGTGCAAAAGACGTTCAGGAAAAAGAGACTACTTTCTGTGAATGGGTTGGGCTATATGCATATGAGTCGGGGCATCCAGAGGGTCATTTATACCAATCAAATAGAAGATATAATGTTAGAAATTAACACTCTATAAAAAAACAAAACCATTCTGGTAACTGGTGCCGCCGGTTTCATCGGTTGTATTTTGTCAACCCAAATTCCTCAAAAAGAGCGAATAAATTCCCTGTTTTCAGCAAGGGAATTTCCCTATCTTAAGCTGAAACTTCATTGCTAAACATTTTAACGTAAGCGTCAAATCTACCATGTATGAAAAGAATCAGGACCGCATAGCGGTCCTAGTATAAATCTTTATTTCTTAAAATTTACGCTGCATTCAGCTGGTGCATTTTCTGGTAGCAGCAAATCAACGCTGTCCTTTTGAGACAGGTCTATTTTTTTGGCAGTAGAAAGAACATGGACTAAATATTTAAATGGATCCAAGCGGTTTTCCTTTGCGGTTTCTACCAAGCTGTAGATAATAGCACTGCCTTGCGCTCCTCGTGGTGTATTGGCGAATAAGAAGTTTTTACGTCCAATTACAAAAGGCTTAATGCTTCGTTCAGCTCTGTTATTATCTATTTCTAAACGACCATCCTTAAGATAGTTCATAAGGTATGGCTTTTGGTTTTCCAGATAAATCAAAGCTTTTCCCAATGCAGATTTTGGTGCAGCATTTAAGTTTTTTGCCCACGCAAATAATTCGTCAAAAAGAGGTTTTTCCTGTTCAAGGCGTTTAGTATAGCGTTCTGCAAAGCTTAACTTTGCAAGCTGCTTCTCAATCTTATATATTTTGGTGAAGATACATAAAGCGTTAGTTACTGCAGACATTGCAGCGGATTTTCCTTTAGGAAGAGCAACTCGAGCTTCATCGAGTTTTCTTCTTAAATGAGCCCAACAGCCAACGTCTGTAATATCCTGACTCAAATCATGGTAAACTGAATATCCGTCTGTCTGTAAATATCCTTTGTAACCTTTTAAGAATTCCTGAGGATACTCTTTACCTCGAACTGACTGGTAATTGTATAGCACAATTGGATACTCAGCATCGCTGCCGGTCCTGTAAAGCCACATATAGCTTTTGCTGGATGCAGGCTTGTCAAACTCCTTAAGAACCTGCAGAGTTGTTTCATCCGCATGGAGAACATCTCTTTGCAGCAGTTTCTCATGTAGTCTTTCATATAAAGATTCAAAATAAAGCTCTACGCACTTCAGCATCCAGTTAGACATGGTTTGTCTGGAAAGCTCAATACCCTGGTTTTTCCATTCTTGCTCCTGCCGATATAATGGAGATCCCATTATAAATTTTTGAGTAATAATATAAGCTACAGCTTCTGGTGTAGCGAATCCGCCTGGAATTAAAGCAGTTTCCTTTTCGGCTTTAGTCACAGGAGTTTCTATATTATTTTGCTTACAGGCCTGGCAAGCATAGGAATAGATATGGTGTTCGAGAACCTTAACCTTAGCAGGTATAATTACCAGCTTGCGACGAACATCTTGACCAATCTCTTGCATTACAGCACCACATTCAGGGCAATTTCTTTCAGCTTCATTGAGCTTGTGCTCTATAACTTCAATCTCAACATTATCCGGAAGCTTGTCATGAAGAAGATACGTCTTTTTTTGCGTGTATGTGCTGCAACCTTAGTTTCCTCTTGTTCAGTAATAATATCTTCAATAGCAAGCATTGTTTCAGCTTCATCAAACAGATATATGAGTTGTGCTTTGGTTTCCAGAGATATCTTCTCACTAGAACTGCCGAATTGTTTCCTTTTTGTAAGTCTGAGGGCTTCCTCTAATAGCCCGACTCTTTGACGCAGTTCCTCTTCTGAATTTTTTAATCTCTCGTATTCTGCAACAGATATTTTAATTGTCTTGGTAGTTTTTGTATTGTTTTCCATGACAATATTATACCAAATTTCGTGCTTTTTTATATGTTTAGAAGACATATATACATTATACAGCTGTGTATCCACGAACATTTTTAATAGATTTTTTCGGTTCTAATACCAAACCTTCCATAAGCCAACGATATTGATGAGGTGTAAGCTGTTTCAAATCCGCACTGCTGCGAGGCCATTGAAATTTTCCTTTTTCCAGTCGTTTGTAGAGAAGAAGAAAACCGTCACCTTCCCAATATAGTGCTTTTATTCTGTCGCATCTACGTCCACAGAATAAGAACAGTGGTTAACGTATAATAAGTTGCGCAAATTCAATTCAAAAAGATAGACATAGAAACTACCTTTGCTTACAATTAAGTTACCACACAAAACATGAAAGAAGGTAGAATCTATGTCTGGTAACATTATACAATTAAACGAGCAATTTATCCACAACGAATTGAAAACTATTGTAAAAAATAGTGTAGAAGAA